TCAGGGAAGCTCGAATACCGTCGCTTCATCCTCTCGTGGCCTGACTCCTTTGAACGAGGCATGCCGCAGTTTCCAGTCATCAGTCCAGGCGCGATACTCGACCTCAGCGACGAGCACCGGCTCGGTGAAGACGGCATTCTTTCGCCTCAGGCTCACTGCTGGTGTTTTCGTAACGATGGATGCCAGGACGTTGCGCAGCTCACGCGAAAGCTCATGTGACCAACCGGTACCGCAGCCTCCGACATAGACGAGATCCTCGCCCTTGCGCGCGGCTAGGAGCAAACGGCCGATATGGCCGGGCACGGTCGACGGCTCGAAACCGACGATCACGAAGCTATCCCGGCGCTTGCAGGTGATCTTCTGCCACCACTCGCCCCGGCCGGAGCGATAGGGCTTCTAGACGTGCTTGGCGATGATGCCTTCGAGGCCGTGCGCGCAGGCGACGCGTCGCCATCTGCCTGGACCTATTCCGAAAGGCGGCCAGCGACGAGCGGCTCTAGCGGGTGCCGAATTCTGCGCAAAACAATCCATCCGGCAACGAACACGATCATGCGCCAGAGCGTGCCAACCATTATCAACCCCCACCCTCCAGGCGCCCTCCCGGGCGCTCGCCGTGATCAAAAGCATGATCAAGGTAGTTACCCTTAGTGATCTAACCGAATTTCTCCAAGTCACGCGAATTCGTAGTCTGTCCCCACATCCACCGAAATGGCTTGAACTAGGAGGAAATAGCCTTGGACCGCAATATAGTCTTGTCTCTGGAGTCAGAGGCTCCCGCAATTGAAGTGGAAAACTGGATGCGGGGCGAGCCCCTCGCGAACTGCCAGCCCGGCAAATTCTACGTCTTCGAGTTTTTTACCACCCGGTGTGGACATTGTGTGGCGCCGATGCTCAATCTGACACAGCTGCAGGAGAAATACAGGGACCGAGGGTTGGAGGTCGTTGGCGTGGCTGCAGATGAAAAGGCTGCAACTGCCGATCAGGCTCAAGCGAATCTGGAAGCATGGTTGACGAAAAACGTCCCGAAGTTGAACTTCCGGGTCGGGATCAACTGCACAGGCGAAATGGAAAAGCTATGGAAGGAAGCGAGCTTTTCTTTCGGAGTTCCATGGTCGTTTGTGATCGACCGAGACAGCCGCATCGCCTTTATCGGTCATCCGGGGCACCTCGATTCCGTCCTGCCGAAAGTGCTTGAAGGCACGTGGCGCACGAGCGATCAAGCAAAAGCCGTCGAAAGGGAGCGGATCCGAATGGCGACCGGTCTTGTTCCTTCGTAAGTTCTCGGCGGCGGCGAAGATGAAGGATTGGGAGACGGCGCTCTCGGTGATCGAAGAGGGCATGGCTTTGCTGCCGGATAGCATCGATATCCGCGCGGCTCATGCGGACTTGTTCCTTCACGAGATGCGGGACATGCAGACCGGTCTGCCCGTACTACGGCAATTGGTTCGTGAGGCTATCGACAGAAACGACGAAGATTGGCTGTTGGGGGCGATGAATCAACTCTTCGGTCCAGAGTCTGATTACGTGGTGTTTCCGCCTTTCGAGCGCCTCGCTATGGGCAAGGAGCTCTCCGAACACATCCTTGCACTGACAGGACTGAAAGACGACGCAAAGGCGGACTTTTATCAGTTGGTCGCTCGATACTACCGTGAGAGCGGCAATAAAGCTCGCGCGGTGGAGTTTCTCGAGCTGGCACTGCAGCCGCTGGACGGGCTAGGTCCTGATCGTTTGAAAGATGATCTGCTGCAGACCCTGGCCGACTACAAGGGCGAGAAGTAGCTCTTTGTGTGGCTCCAGAGGAGAATGTTCCGAACGGTGCCACGCCGAAGGCGGAGAAGGAGAACCCGGATGAAAGAGGAGCTCTTGAATGACTTCTATTCCATTTGCACCGGAGCTCGGCGTCTTCTCGTAGCGGAGGCCCTATAGCGTTTCCGTGTCTGAGTTCTGGCCAGGGAGGGTCAACTGCAGCGCTCCACCATCTGGGGGAGCGCTGCTTTTTCTCTTCTCCGGCGTGCTCAAGACAGACAAAATCGCTTAAAAACGCAAGCAGAGCCGGGGTTGGTTTCATCAACCTTTGCACACAGACTTTTTTGGAACCATCTGCGCGGCCGCCCGTTTGATTCGCGTCGCTGGCAGAGCGACCACCTCCGCGCGCCTTCCTTTTTCCACTCCACAGGAGCCGACGGAGTGGCAGCGTTCTTCTACTTTGAGGCGACGAGTGGACTCCCGCTGCTTGCGTAAGCGCGGGAGTCCACGGCAAGGCAAAATGGCGAAGGACAAAAATAGAGCTGCAGCGGAAGTGGGGACCGCTGCAGCTCCGACCGCGACGCATTCCATCCATCCGCTTGGGCTCTCGCCCTGTTCCAACCAACGGAACCGCTTCGAATGTCGCTTACTCATATTGTACTCTCAGCGGGACTGGAATCAACGGAAAGCGCCTGACTTGCCCGGGATAGTCAACGCTTCTTCAAGCCAGGGAATGGATCTCGCCCCAACGCCTTGGCAATCTTCCGCCAGTCTTGTCCGCCCATCCGGGGTATTCGCAGCAATTCTGCAGTAGGCAGATGTTGCAGATCTCCGACCACCTCATACCCGATCATGTTTAACTCGCGGAGAAGCCAAGGCCGGAGTTTCAAGTCTGCCAATTTCATGTCCATGCAAGGAAGAAAGCAGACCGAAGCGCATCGCGCAACTGCACGATTATGCATGTCCGATGGCTTCCTCATGACGGCATATCAGACCTTAGTCCGGCTCATTGAAAGCAAAGGTCTTAGGCCGATGACCAAGCGAAACCTTTGATGCATATTGGAGTTGTCACTCCGGAGCGGCCCCCCTCGTCGGCCGCTCGAGTGCGGTACCTCAGAGCTGCATGATGATTGTCCCTTCACCGCAGCCCTGAGGCCCACCGCCTTACAGCGCACCGGCGTGCTAGCTTGGGATCGAAACCGAGGGATTTGGGTTGATGCGCGACAGAGACAATTACGGGCGCCCGGAACAAAGAGCATCCACCGGCCTGCCCCTGAGCATAATGCTTTTATCGATGTTGACGATTGCCGTTTACCTGATTGTCGCAGACGCATTTTTACAAAATGAGAGCCGGGATGTCGCAGTGTACATTCCAACCGCCTCTGGCCAGAACAACGCCTCGGAATAGTTCAACGCCGGAGCTGCGCCCCGTCGCGCTGGCTGGCCTCGATCCTCTGCAGGATCTCGCGCATCACGCGCGTATCTATGGATAGGCTGTTGAGCGTGTTCTCGACTGCCTTCATTGACGTCGCCGCCTCAGCCGCCTGCTTCTCCACCGCCGAGATCCGCAGCTCGTGATTGTCGATCTGCCGTAGGGAGACCTCAGCCGCTGTCAGGCGCTTGTCGATGCGATCGATGGAATTAGCCTGCGAATCCTGATTGGCATTCACCCTCTCCCATGTCGCGCCCCACGCTATGAGGCCGCCGGCAAAGCCGAACAGGATCACGAATGTGTTGAGGTTGAATTCAAACCTCCATTTCGGAGTTGCGACCATCTTTTCGGTTTCCTGTGTTTCAGACAATCCCCTGCCCTCGTAGTGTGATGCGAGTTACTGCTGCGCTTCGCCGTGGCGGGCGCATTCCCCTTTCGTCCAAACCGCCGCGGCACAGATGCCAACGACAGTCCGGTCAATCTTTCGTTGATCTGCCGGCGTCGCACCGCGCGCGCCGATTAGATCAGTGCCCACCACCCGGCGCAGCCCGTCGGCACTTGCCGGCGCCGAAGTCCCACATCCCTGGAGGACAAAGGTCAAAGCGAGAGCGGACATCGTCCGCAGTGCGGCCAGCTTCATTGTTCTGCCTTTCAATGGAGGTTCTGACGTCGTCGCCGCCCTGCCGGTAAATCCAAGCAACGACGGCGGCAAAGATGGCGAGAGCGGCGGCGGCCGCGACGAGGCGAGGAGTGGAGAACATTACGCCATCCCCTCGACCTGCTTTGCCACCGCCTTCCGATCGGCGTTCTTCCGCCAGTAGAGGAAGCCGGCAATGCCTCCGAATGCGACGAGGATCAGGAGAAGGTTCTGCCAAGGTATGCCGCCGATCGCCGTCACCAGCGAAGCGCCGCCGCCGATGACAGACGGGGTGATCACCTCTTTCGACTTCCACCAGGGCGCATCAAGGCTGGGCGGCGTGACGGGTACCGGGACGGGCTTCTCCTCGGTCACCGGCGCGGCTTTGACCTCCGGCCGTGCCGCTTCGCCCGGAGTGAGCGCCACAAGCGCCGTATGCATCGCAGCACGGGTTTTCGGGCCTACGTCGCCGTCGACCTGTAGGCGCTGGTCAGCCTGAAACTGAAGGACGTTGTCGGCGCGGTAGCCGAGAAGCACGAGCGAGATGCGGGCCAGACGGTCAAACCGATCGGGTAAGCCGTTCTTGCCGCCGTTGATCTTCTTCGTAATGGTCTCGGCGTCGCCTTCGTCGGCCCAGCGATTAAGGTCTCGGGTGTCCCAATAAAACAGAGGCACCAGGCCTTCCCACGGATCGGCGTTGACCGCGTCCGGATCTTTGACGAAATCCGGACAGTCCAGACCGGCCGCGCGGCACCAGTTGCGGAACTGACGATAGTTGTCCTTGCCGGTAAGCTGCATGCCAGTGCGGCCGCGGTAGAGATAGCCGTCGCCATCCTTCTCCGGCGTGTTGCCGAGATCCGTGCGAGTGTCATAGCGCTGTTGTGCCGGCGTCGGGCCCCAGATCTCTCGGTCGTAGCGGAAGTCGCCGCTCTCATGCATGAGCTGGGCGAAATACTGGGCCAGTCGGTGCGGCCGATCCATGCCGAACCGCTCCCCGTACCTGTCCAGCGCCACGAGCACGGACGCGAGGTTGCTCTCGTTCACTTTGCCCTTTGCGGCAGCGCGAACGTGCTGAGCGGTGATGGCGCTCATTCGTTTCTCCTGATTGTCGTTGGGGAATGCTCGGCGGGCTAAGCCGCACTTGGTAATGGCGGCCGGCGGTGGTCCGGCTTAAACTGACATTGGTCGCTCTTTGCCCCTCGCAGGCGGCCGAGAGGCTCGTCACCGGCATCAGCCCTTGACGGGCCTCGCCATTGATCCCACATCAATGGAAATGGGGGCTGGACTTGGGCTTGGACATAAACGACAGCGAAACGGAAAGCGCCGGCGGGATCGAGCCGGCTTCTGACCTCTCAGAAATCGCGGCACAGTGCGCCGCTTCGAATCTTCTTGACTTTGCGGCGCAGCTTGCCGGCCTCGCCGAGGACCTCAAAGCTCTAGCGGCTAAGCCAATCGAGCCCGTCCCGACATTGACCGAGGCCGACGATCAGCCCGAAGTAGGCTTCTCCGGCGTCACTCTGAAAATCGAACCATCAAGACAGTAACGTGGCAACAAGGGCCGCTACGAAAACGACTGTTGCCAGAGCTGCAGTCCATTCTAAAATGTCGAGCGGGATCGCCGCGCCGGGAGGCACGGTTTTGTCCATCTGATTTCCTTGCTTGCTTGAAAAGACCTCGCCCTCGAGGCGATAGAAAACCCTCACCTGAGAGGGTCGGAATACTTCACGGAACTTTTTCCTAGGATCTCCGTTCGGCATCTTCGAAAAAGCTTCGGCGACTGCGTCAGAGAGAACCGCGATGAACGAATATAACGGGAGCAGCAGCCATCCCGACGAAGATGACATGCTGCGGGAGCAGATCAACTCTGGGATCCCCCTAATCAGGGCGGGCCGAGCACGCCTCCGGCTCGCTCTGCCCCGGCATCGCGACATAATCCTGAGTACCCGGACACCGGCTTTCCAAAGCCTTTGCAGAACCTACGAGGTCACTGCATTAATGGTGGACAAGCTCCGCAAAGAAGTCCCGTGCCGCGAGGAGCTGTTGGCGGAATATGAGCAAATCTGCCGCGGCATTGAGGATGATGCGGACGCGATGCTGGACGGAGAGAAGAGCGATCGGTGGTGTTAAGACGGCCACTCGAACGCCGGCAGCTCCGCGATGAACTCCTCGACGCTCGGCTGCGAACGTTCGCCGGCGAGCACCTTCACCAGCTCGGCCGTGGAATAGGTCCACACCGCCGACCGCCAGGCGAACAACGCTGAGCGGTGATGGCGCTTATTGGTTTCTCCTGATTGGAATGTTCGAGAGTTGACTTAGCCCGAATGGGCGAATGGAGACTGCTGGCGCATTGTGGTAACGCCGCGCAGCCGTCCTGCCGTCTCGCAGCGACGGGGCGGTTAGAGGCCTGGCGCCTGCCTCCTGCGACCGGGCCTCGCCCGGAGTTCGTCTGAGACAGGCAAACGCCTAGCCGCCCACATCCCCGAACACGAGTTCGAGGGCGACGGGAAGAGTTTCCCGAGGCGGAAAGTCCTTTGCGTTAAATGTCGAGCAGGTCGCCGCGCCCTGGGCACGGTTAATCCACTTGATTTTCCTTCCTGCAAGCCGGAATGCTCAACCTAGAGACGATTTAGGTTTGGAGGCACAGAATGGACTTGCGACGCACCAGCGAATACGGCGGCGAAACGAGCAGCAGAAAGCAAGAGAGCGACGAAGGCAGGCATTGGTCGTCGCGGCATGTGCGGCTTCGCGCCGAGATGATGATCACGTCTGTGCTGATCTTCACCTTCTCGTTCTTTAGCGAGCCGCTCAAACCATCAATTCTGCTACCGATCAACTACGACAACGTTCCACAGGGTTATATCCTCGCTGGCCTCTATGGATTCTTTGGCTATTCATTCGCACATTTCATAGTGAAAACGATCGCGGAGCGTCCGCTGATCATCAGCAAGATTGCCGAAGAAGTACATGATGTGCTTGATCGCATCAGAAGCACTCGGGAAAGACTTGATCAAGACCTCGCCCTCATGGTTCCACCCAGTACATTTTCGCTGTCGGAGTACGTGGAAGATCTGAAAGCCGAGCTGAAAAACTACCCGACCCAGAGCATTCAGCATGACGAGATCATGCAGTCACTTCAACGATTGCAGTCGCAGATCAAGAGCTACACCCCCGACCAAATTCAAATGGACGGGGGCGTCGACAACGCTCTCCGAGGTGTTCACGACAGAATTACAGATTATCTCCGTGATATGAAAATGATGACACCGGTGATAGCAAATGGAATTGAAAAAATAGAGAGGCTAGATGCCAATACTAAAAACATACTACAGAGACTCAACACTGAATTTTGCACTGCTGTGCAAGTCTCTAATAAAGACCTTAATCGAGAATGTCGCTCGCTTGGCGATATATATAGGCGTATCAAGAAGGAAAACAGAGCACTTTCCTTCGATGCCATTTGGTTGTCCTGCTACATTCCGGGCACACTAGCATTGGCACTTGTTCTGTTGTCGATAATTCAATGGCGATGGCAGCCATTTTCATTAGCCCCAGAACTCGATTATCTACCAAGAATGATGAGAGCCACGATGAAAGGGATCTGCGGGTGATCCTCCGTAACGTTCTTGGCACGCCGTCGCCGCAGGTCTCCCTGAGCCCCTTCATAAAAAGTTTACCAAAAGGGAGTTTCAACTATGCGACCCTAAATTTCATCAACAGCGAAACACAATCATCATGGACGGTTGGCGGATAGAGAAAATGGCGCGTGCACTATGCGCCCAGAACAAAGAGGACCCCGACGGGACTTATACCGCAATCGAGGACGGATTTCCTGTCCAGCGACCCAGATGGTGGCAATATATGGATCGGGCAAAAATGGCGCTTGAAGCGCATGAGGGCAACTACCGGCCCTCTCTGGGGTCTGTGTAGCCGCTACGAGCGCCTAGCCGCCGCATCCTTCAGCGCTGCGATGCACAACGCGATTGCTGGGGTTGCCGCTTGAACCTGCTCCCCGTCGTTCAATTGAGCCTTCCCGCGCTTGAAGCGGTTGGGGCCTCCCCACGTGAAGCCGCCAGTAGGACCAGGCGCGATGATGCCGACGAACTCAAGGGCGGCGTCGATAGACTCCGTGAACTTAGGCAGCCGCGGGGTTTGCTCACCGGGATAGAACCACATCAAACGCCTTTCCCTCTTGCCGTCGGCGCCAGGAACAATTTCCGATAGCTGCGTCCAACCTGCCGCCGCTGCAAGTTTCTCGTCCAGTCTCCGGTCGGATCTAGTGGCGGCTTCAAGCTCCGCGATCAGGTTGTCATTGCTCATACGATTGTCCTCGGGCGTTTGCGGGACTCTATGACCACACCCTAAGATAAACCGCAAGACTTGAAGCGCCATGCCCTAGCCGCTACTCCTGTGCGCCGTCACAACGACGAAGGATGAAGGATTCTCTATGGCGCAGGCAAATCTTCCGCTTCACATCGCGTCGAAATACGCGCTCGAATATAGGCGCTTCGTCGCCAAGAAGCCCAAGATGGCGGAGCCGAAAGTACATTGCCCTTGCTGCGGATCATCCTTCAAGGAATGGCGGCCGGTTTTTGGCCGAGGCCGAAAGGCAGAGTGCCACATCTGTCATTCATTCGAGCGCCATCGCCACATCTGGATCACGCTTGCGAATGATCCTGATTTCTTTGCGAAGGGCACGTCCCTCCTTCATTTCGCCCCGGAGCCGTTCTTCAAGACGGTGTTCGGAGAGAACCCCGCCATCGATTACTACGACTGCGATCTCGCCAAGGAGCGAGCAACGCACCAGGTCGACATCACGCAGATCCCCTTCGAGAACGGCAAGTTCGACCGCATCATCTGCAGCCATGTCCTCGAACACGTCCCTGATGACCGAAAGGGCATGCGTGAACTTCGCCGCGTGTTGAAACCTGGCGGTGTCGCTTACATTATGGTTCCGTCTGAGGTGCGCGAAGGCACCTACGAAGATCCGGCGGTCAACACTCCGGAACTGCGGCTGAAGCATTACGGGCAAGAGACCCACGTCCGAATCTATTCACGCAATGACTTCGTCGAGCGACTGCGGGAAGCGGGCTTCCAGGTGAATACGCAATTCCCGAAGGTGAGATGGGGCGAGGAGATGTACCGAGACTTCACGCTCGGCGACAACATCTACATCTGCCGCTAGAAGTCACCCAGTTCAGCCGCTTTGATGTCCAAGGCAGCAACACAGATAGCAAGGGCCGGCGTCGCCGCGTGATAGTACGGCCCTTCATCCACCTTGACCGTGCATGTCACGCCTACCTCGTTGACTATCCAGCTCACGCCGCCGTGCGATTTCTCCGCGACCAATTCAAGGAGCTCCAGCGCAGCATCAACCGAGAAAGTGAACGCCGGCAGACGGTTCTCGCCGCTTGCCGGATTTATCCAAGACACCCTTCTCGATTTCGTCGCGCCCTCTGAAGTCTCTACTCGCCGCTGCCAACCAAAGAGCAGTGCGATCTTGGCGTCCGTTTCGCGGCTTGGTTCACTCGCGCTTTCAAGCTCATGAATCAGATCAGAGACTGCCATTTTCACCTCTATCGTGTAATCTGCGGATGCTATACAGCGATAAGGACGCATTCACAAACGGTGACAAGAATAGGTGAGGAACAAGAATGACCGATCATACAGTCTCCATCACAGAACGTATTCTTCCACCGACGGCAGACGCATGCTGCGGTCCGCTTCCCGCGCATGATGACAGTGACCACGATGAAATCGTGAAAGAACATCTTCGCAGCGTCGATGCTTATCTAGCCACCAATGCAAGCCACGCCGAAAGTGATGGAGACATCATGACGGAACAGCCAGAATTGGCGACGATGGAAGATGACGATGACCACGATGAATTCGTCCGCGAGCATCTGCGTCACGTCGATTCTAGCCAGCGCTGATCGCTGAAGCTAAATAGTTCATCGTTTTCTCCCTTACGCCGCCATAGCCGCAAGCGCGATAGCAGCCTGCTCACGCTGCACCGCAGCCACCCACCCGTCATTGTACATCACGGCATATCCTGCATCGTTCGGATGAATGCCATCCGCGAGAAAGCTGGCATAGTTGATCGCGAAGTTCTGGAAGTGGTCGATAACCGAAACCTTCAGATCCTGAGCGGCGAGGCGCACGGCCTGCGCTGCGTCGGCCGTGTCGAAATAGTACGTCGGGCTACCTACGATAGGATAATCAGACGTCGGGGCGGCTTTCGGAGGCGTAGCCAGCACCAGGAGTTTGCCATCCGCCTTCAATTGATCACCGATAGTGTTCAGGTTGTCGCGTAGCTTCTGCGGGCGGAGGCTGAATCCCGAGAACCCAATGCGGTCGTTTGTGCCCAGCTGGCAAAGGACAATGTTGTCGGTCGCCGCGATGCCGGGCCAAAGGGTGTCAGTGGGCAGCCACCGAGCCGATTGAACGCCGATGATGCCCTGGTTTCTGACCTGCAGGCGTCGATTGTGCCGTACCATCTCGCAACGCAGAACCTGCGTATTGGAATTGTTCCAGATACGAACTGTGTGCTGCCCGAAAGCCGCCGTGATCGCCTGCGTCTGCCGGAAGGCGGACGGGTTCCGGTAGTGAGAATAGGTGCCGACGACAACGCCGTCGACCTCGACAGAGAAGGTCGCCCCAGGATCCGTTGCGAGCCCTGCAAAAACAAATTCGGACTCATCACCGTAGAAGGTGAATTCCAAAGCGCGGTCGGAGTTGTTCGCCGGAAGGTCAAGCAATCTCCGGAAAGTCGCGTTCCCATTCGAGACGACAGGTTTCGGCGTTATATCAAGGCCAGTACTGCGGCTGATGTAACGAATACCAACATCCGTGGTAGGGTCGAACTCAAACCACCGTCGGGCATAGCCGACACCGGGGCTCGGGTTGACCAACGTGCCAGAGCAAAAGTTGGCAATAAGATAATCGCGCAGCAGGTTCGCCCAACATGGCGCCGTGAGATTGTTTCGCGGGTCGGTAAGCTCACCGGTTCGCGGGTTTTCCGGCGCAGATCCGGTAGCAGGCAAGCCCCAGGTGATCGAATCCCCCAGCAGGCAGATTTCGGCCGATGTCCAACCGTCGATCAGGATCTCGACGACCCGGCGCATCGTCGTTTTTTGCTCTTCGAGATCCTCTACCCGTACAGTTAGGCTGTTCAGCGCGGTGTTCTGAGACGAAATATCGATGACCTTGCGAAACGTTAGCGCCGTCGTTCCGACGGTGATCGTGCCGGTAGTGACGCATGCATATGCCTGCCCAGCGAGCGTGCCTTCATTGACCATGAAGGCAGCGCCCGGGAATTCATCACCCGTATCGAGATCGACCCTACGAACAGGCGGTCCGCTAGCCTGCACCACATACGCGCCGTTTTCGGCAGCACTTGTCTGGCCGATAACCCCAACGGGATCGCCCGTTACCACCATTACTCCCCCGAATGATGCACCGTTGACGATGCTCGAGAGGGCTACGTTTGATGCAGACGCAGCGCGAACTGGGTTCTTCCACTTGATACCGACGCCAGCTAGAGAAACCGCGTCATCAAAGCTCTTCTGGATGACCGGCGCGAGTTCGGTGCGGATGCGGGACTTCGAAGGATCATCGGGGTCCGTAGAAGGGCCATCGGAGTAGACAGTATTGAACGCTGCCTGGATTTCACCGGCCATGAAGTTCTCCATGCGTTAGTGTCCTCGGCGCGCAGCCAAGGGAAACTTCGATTGATGTTTTTGGTGTCAGATGATGGTTACGTTTACGGGGCCGGAGGCAGGGCCTTCGACGCCGGAACCGTTGACTGGCAGGGCGTAGTAGTCCCACACGCCTTGAGGCGCGCAAGACGGTGTTTCTTCGTACAAAACAACGTCATCAACTGATGCTTCAAACGTGCTGCTTGCCCGCAGGTGGAAAGTGTCGCGTGCACCGGTTGCTGTGATAGATTCAAGGAACGTACCATTGCCCGAGCGATCCGGGGCGTCATCAAACGGCGACCCACCAGTCGAGATACGGGCGCGGACCGTTCCTGCTATGTAAGACGACACGACGTACTTGATACGAGCCTTTGCGCCGTTTGCTATGGCTGCAAGCTGCGCGAGCAACGAAGCGACTCCGGGCGCTTTGTTCGCCTTACCGACTGTGATTGTCCAACCGGTACCCTTCGTCCACACAGTGTCTGTGTCGAAGCCGGGATTGCTCAGCAGGTTGGTTCGTGTCGTGTCGCCATCGGTGAACGAATAGCTCGCCGACGGTCCTACCGCCCGTGTGCCGACAAGGGTGGCGGTGTCTGGATCGAATGCCGCGCCAGACGCCACCCTGTAAATCTGCACCGTTGAGACGTGCCCGTCGTTGCCAGTGGAGAACCCGAAGGCCGCATTACCAAGACGGGGTGCCGATCCGGTGAGCGCGAAGGACGCCAGCGCCGCCGGCGGTGTCGGGTCCGATGTCGAGGTGATCGTCTCCGTTACCGACCAATTGGAATACCTTCTGTTCGACGCAATGAACGCCGCCTGGACATCCAGAACCTTGTCGACGGGAACATTCCCAGTCGAAAGATCTATGTACCCACCTGACGGCTCCGCACTGGGATTGGACTGCTCGACCCATGCACCAGGCGTTCCGAGACCATCAGCATCGGCAACCCTGTAACGAACGACCGGCGTCAGGCTGCCATCGTCCGGATCGATGATCACGACGCGGATGTAGACGCTGCCGCCGTTTGCCTTGGCCTGGATGAGATTGATGACCGGCGTCGGGATCTCCGAGGCGTTAACCGCGGGCGGTACCGGCGGCTGCTGCCCCTCTTCCGTGGCCGGGTTCCAGTCGTCAATCCCTTCGGGATGCTCGATGAAATCCATCGTGAAGCCGCCCTTCGTGAGGGCCACGATGGAGCGGCGGTTCTCGATCAGTTTCCCGTCTAGCTTCGGTAACCGCTTCGGAGTCTCGAGCCGGACCCATCGCGCGTAGACGGCGTTGATCCCTGAAAGGCGAACATCAAGGCTCCCTTTGACCTCCTGCCGTTGGCGCAGCCAATCGCGCTTGCCGAGGCGGCGTGCTTGCCGCCACTGATGGCACCACTCGTAGCTGCCCTCCATCGTAAGGATGCGACCTGCGGCGAGCTGAGCGGCCGTGTCCTCGAAGAAGTCCGTGTCGCAGCTCGTGTAGTTGGTCGCCGGATAGGTGAACTTCGGCACGAGCCGGTTGCACTCGTCCTCGAAAAGAACACCGTACTGGACGTTGTGACCGATGATGTCGGCGTCCGTCAGCGTGGCCGTCCTGCTTTCTCGGAACTTACCTACCGTCAGGATGCGGGCGCCGTCACCGCGGGCGACAAGGTGACCGTCGCACGTGGCGAGGATAGCGTTCAGCCCGGATTTCGGCCCGTTCTCGGTCGTATCCCAGCCGTTGCACTCATACCGCTTTTCGGTGCCGCCGCCGGCGAGAGGGACTTCCTCGTCGCAGATGTCAGCTTCCTCTTTCCAGAGGTCGATAACCGGCAGGAGTGCCTTCTGATAATCGAGGCCGAATCCGAACTCGTTGAAGCAGAGATGCCAAGCCAAAATGAGGGCCGAGTTTCGCGTCCACGTCCAAGTGCTCTGATCTGCCGGGTTCTGCAGCGGGTCGCGAAAATCCCAGCAGTAAGCGCCATCGATCTCCACCGAAGGAGATGGAGCACCGTAAGGGAAAGCGGTCTGCTGGTCCTGCGCATCGGCGTTCTGCGCCCGCATGGCTAGCGAAGCTTGGCCGTCGCCTCGGTGGTCGTTTGTCCAAATGCTATCCGCGCCCAGCTCCGAGACAAGCTCAGCATATGGCGTTTCCGGATTGGCGCCGAGGCGAGTGTAAAGGCGCACATTCGCCGAACCTGCGCCGTACCGGCCGCCAGTTGTGAGCGGCGTGACGACATTGTCGACGACGGTCACCTCATCATCATTCAGGTAGAAGCGATTGAACGATTTGATCCGATGCCCAGCGATCGCCTGGACAGAATACAGCTTGGAGCCCTTCGCCTCCCACATCATGCGCGCGCCGGCAAGACGAGTGCGGCCGACGGCATAAACGCGGAACGGTATTGCCTGGTTGAGCGGTGCCCTGCCATCTTCCGGCTTTGGCGGCTTCGGTGCCTGTGCCAGAAGCGCCTGCAGGCCGATCGAGATGGCAGTCGTGGCAATCGCCGACGCGATCGAGGCGTAAGAAATTGACGCAACGCCAATATTGAACGCACCAGTGCCGAGGACGGCAGTGAAGATTGGCGTAAAGATCGGATCAAACAGAACTTCGCTGTAAAGCGACGTCGTGCAGCCCAGCCCATAGCGCTGCAGCATCATGCGGTGATGGAAACTCATGCGTCTCGATCTCCATCCGGCGCGCGCCAGGCAGCAACGTGATCAAGTTTCTTGGCGATGACACCGGACGGCGCCAGCAGAGCCCAGAGAGGGCCGAACCGGATGGCGCAGACTTCCTTGATCCCAGCCATGCCCGCAGGAGCGAGCACGACGCCGACGTCTCCGTCTTGCGGATCGTCCGTGCGCACAAAGCCGAGCGGCTCAAGTGCAGCCGCAGCGAAGGCGACCAGGCCGCCGGCCTTCGCCAGGATGTCGTGAGCGCCTTCCGCCGTGCTGTATGTGCCGCGATAGGCCTCCGCAGGATCGACGCCGACGCTCTCGCGCAGCCAACTGCCGCAGAAGGTCGTGCAATCATCGCCGGCAACCCCGCCCCACCTGAACTGGTGTGGCAGGGCAAGAAATTCTTGCAAGGTCATGGCTATCCTTGGAAATTCGGCCAGACTGGCTGAACGCCTCTGGCAAGCCGGCTGACGCCGTCGCAGAACTTGTCGGTAAGCGATATCGCCTTCTGATGAGGAGATGACCACACCGAGCGCGCACCACGGGAACGGGTCGCCTCGCCGGTCACAACGGCAAGGGAAAGCGTGATGCTCGGGCTATCCCCCTCCTCCACCGGCGGGCTTACCTCCCCGGTATGAGATGCGGTACCGGTCCAGATCGGAATGATGCTGCTCATCGGCTGGAAATACCGATCGAGCGTCGTCAACCCCATCTGAACTGCGGCACCGCGCACCGGCGGCAGGCTGTCGAGCATTTTCGCCGAGGTTGTGGGATCGAGCCCGGAAAGCGTGAACTCGACGCTGTCCGCGGTTCCGTTGACCAGCACCTCGAGCGTTGGCACGCCGATAAGACGGCCGCCGCCGAGATATACAGTCCCGGTTGGGTCGATGCTGTCGAAATTGGCCGGGATGTCGTTTATCCCGAACCAGAGATGCAAGGCAGGATCCGTATCGACCCTGAGGAATATGCCGAGCTGATGGCTGCCCCGCATCTCCTCGACAATGCTCGAGGGTACGAACTCCATCAGAACGCCTCCGTAAACTGAAGCGTCGGCCGCGAGTGATACCAACCCTCATAGTCCCAAGGCAGCGTGAAGCCGCGCGGAAATTTCATGACGCACATCGGTCGCGCCAGCTCGACACGCGTCCCGGCGGTCACCGCCTCGCGCAAAGGCGGCGTCAGAGCCAGTGTGTAAAGGGGTATCGGCTCATCGGTGACATCGATCACCTCCCAGTACCGATAAGCGCGCCAACCTTTGGTCGGGTGGTAGATCGAGAACCAATCGGACCAGCGAAGAGGTCGAGCCGCGCCCGTCACCCGCATCTTAAGAATGCCAGCGCCGAGGGCTGCATCGACTGCTACAGTCCCGAATACCGTCGCTTGGCTGTAACCAGAACCATCCGAGAAGAACGACCCGTCGGAGTGCGGAATACCCTTGATGATTGGGCGCCGCTTGCCGCCGATGATTGGGAACGGTCCGATCCCGTCGTTGATGATCGGAACGTTGAAGAAGCGATATCCGCCGTTCCCGCGCGCGCCAAGCCAATTGATGATCTCGTGCCGCTCGGTGTCGTCAGCCTGCAGGACGCACCGCTCGTAAGTTGCCGTCACGATGCCGCCGCCGCTGGTCTCGATGCTGATCGACTCCCCGATACCATTCACGCCGCCGTCGATCGCCGACCCGGGATTGTCGAAACTCGCCCGGGTCGGACGTAGATACATGATCGGCACAGTCGGCTGGTTGATGTAGACTGCCATCCATCAGCCTTTCTGCGCCACAAATCGCTTCTGCGTTTCCCCGAACCCGACGCGGCGCTGCTGCTCGTTATACTGAGACAGAGCCTGCCCAACCCCCTGCCGGACAAGGGCCCGGACGTGCTCATCACCGTTTGCACCGATGACGTTCACGTTCAGGTTCGCCGGAGCGTTGGAACGCTGGTTGTTGTTGTCGTTCAAGGACTGCATGAGCTTGTGATTGCTCATGACGCCCGAACCCTGCGGCAGGTTGACGAGCTCCGGACCGCGCTCGCCGACAACTGACAAGCCGCCGGGTGCATAGTTCGTGCCGTTGGCGTAGAGGCCAATGCCGCCCTTCATCCAAGCGCTGGCAAACTGGCTCGAACCAGAAAAGAGGCCCATCCCATACTTTGTGAGGCTGCTGAGGATGCCGGAGCCGCCGCCGTTGGCCATGAGAGCCTGCGGAATGCTGGCGAGCGTCTGACCGAGGCCGCCGGCACCCTGTCCCAGCTCACTCAGCCCCTTGACCGTTTCCCTTGATGCTTCGCCGAGCTTGGTGACCGCATCCACGGCACTGTCGCCTCCGGAATAGGTCCCGATGCCCTCGAAGTTGCCGATGCCAGCCTTCTTGGCGCCATACCATGCCCCCCAGCCGCTCTTCCTGGCCTCGTTAAGCGCGAAATCGATCCCGGCCGGGCCAGCCGACGCATCGGCCGGATCGAGTCCCGTCTGAGCCATAAACTTGTTGCCGAGGCCGCCGTCCTTGTAGAGCTGGAATGGTCCGAACGACGGCTCACGAACTCCGTTCTTGACGTAGTTCGACTGTAGGTTCCAACTGTTGAGACCACCTTCAGACTTGGCAACTCGCAGCGCGATGTCCGGGTCAATGCCCCGAGCGGCTGCCGCCTTTGCAATATAGCTTGCGATCTCGGTCGTCGGAGGCAGAGCGCCTCGGGTGACGGCACCAACCGGAGCGGCAAATGTCTTGTTATCGTTGGCGCCAAGAAATGACCCGAACGTTGTGGTCGCGTTGAACCCGGCAGACACGGCTCCGGCACCCGCCTTGGAACCGCCGGTCAACCAGTTGGCCGCAGCGGTACCGAGTTGATCAAAGATGGCGCTCCAAGCCTTCTCGCTGGCCTTCTGCGCAGCGCTCAAAGCCGACTTGACGATAGCATCCCCGATCTTGCCGCCGTTCGACCATGCCTCCTGGTGAATGCCATCGAAGAAGCCCTTGAAAGCGTCCTTTGCTTCCTCCCGCCGAAGTCCCTGGCGGATTGCATCAGCCTCAGGCGAATTCAGATCTTCATTGAAGCCGTAGCGCGTGAGCGTGGTCGCAACCTGCCGATCGATGGCGCTGCGTTCCGCCTGGCGCTCCTGAAACGAAATATCGAGCCAGAAGTCAGCCTTTGCCTCGGCTGCCTGTCGATATGCCTTGGTGACGTCGTCGACCTTCTCCTTCTGTGTTTCGAGTTCGAAGAAGTTGGGCTTCTGGCCAGGCACCGGGACGGCCGTCAGCCGGCCATCAGAGTTTAAGATGGTCGCGGCGTCCGGGTCGCCGCCCAACTCGATGTTCGGCCGGCTGGTCGGAACACCCGGGTTGCGCGGCATGAAGTCCGCGGTGCGCATCGTGCGCCCGTTTTCGGTGAAGAACGATCCGGAAATGATGTCCTGAACGTTGTCGGCCCCAGCGATGCCCGCAATCCACGCAGCGCGCGCTTCGCGTGAAGCCTCGATGCTGTCTCGGATCGATTTGGTGATGAGGTCAAAGGCGTCCCGGAACCCGAGAACGGACTTAATGCCATACCGGTCCACCGCTTCAGACAAGAAGCGCTGGGCGTTGTTGATGTCCGCTATCGATGCGGTACCCTCGTCGAGGCGCTCCCGCAGGTCACCGAAGGCCTGCGAGAAGTCACGGATGAATGCGGGATCAGCGTCGATGCTGCGGAGGCCGCGAACCGCCTCGGAGAATTGCCGGTTGACACCCTGCAACTCCTCGCCGAGGCCCTCTAGCTCCCGGCCAGCCAGAATTTCTCCTGCTTCCCGGCCCTGAGTGATCTTGTCGGCGCGGTCGAGCTCGTCGACGTAGGCCTTCAACTGCGGCGCAGCGTCGCCCCAGAGGGCGGCAGCGCGGCGGATCAGGTCGTTCTGCTCTTCGAACAGCTTGCTCGTCTTGTCGGTACCGTTCTCTGCCGTCATGAAATACTGGATAAGTGCAGCGGTACCGGCAGTCAGGCCAATCGTGACCAACGAAACGGGGCTGATGAGAGACGCGAAGGCGGCCGCAAGCCCGGCAACTGGTCGTTCCATCGAACCAACAATGGCTGCGAACTGCGTACCCTGCTGCAGACCGATCATCAGCGGGTTCATGCCCATAGCCGCGGTGACGAGTACGTCCTGAGCCTGGAATGCAGCGTTGGCAGAGTTGAAGCTCTGCGCCCCGCCCCTGTTGCTGTTCGCGGCTTTCACGGCAGCACCGGCGGCCGTCGCTGACGTCTTCAGCCGCTCATAAGCTTGCCGCTCACGATCGAGCGCCTGCGTCATTTCCTGCGCTGTGATGGCGCCTAGCTTATGGGCCCTCTGGATTTCGCCGATGGAGGCCTCGTAATCACGCGTGGCTTTCGCCAACGGCTGATACTTCAGCGTGAGCCGCTCGACTTCCATACGGAAGGCGCGCACATGCTCATCCTGCGCTCCGAAAGATCGGCCGAGATCATCGATCGGAGGCTTGAGCCTCCCAGCGCCCTGCCCGGCCTTCCCAAGCGCGCCGCCAAGCTGCTCGAACTCGTTCTCGAGCTTGCTCACGCCCTGCTGAGTGCGAGTGGCGGCCGCAGTCAGCCTGTCGAGATCCGCTGCGCCTGTAACGGCCGGCGAGCTATCGATCTTGAAACCAAGGGTAGCTTCAGACATCGGCTATCACTTCTTGCTTGGGAAAAGCGCATCGAACAGACGCGCGGAGAGCGGACGCTCTGAGACTTTCGGCTTTTCGGGCTCTGGCTCGTCCTTCGGCGCCATGATTTCGCGGCGCTTCAGGTCCATCGCCAGGATGGCATCGAGCTGCCACTGCTTGAGGACGAGGCCGCGAAGCCTCGCCCATTCTCCAATTGCCTGAAACCCGAGAGCATTGGGCCCGTAGCCGTTCCCGGTGCGCTGGCTGTCCAGCTCGCGGAACCACCACCAAACCTGCTGGCCCGCAGCGGGGATAGCGAGCTTCTTACCTTCGTGCTGATCGACGATAAGCTTGCAGAGCCGGTCGATCAGCCTTTGGTAAAAGAGCCGCGGCGAACCGCGCGAACCTCGACCTGTTCACGGATGATCCGGAACTTGGTGTAGAGGTTGCGAACATTCTCCTCCGAGAAGGGCACAACACTGCCCCCTATCTTCGGATTCGGCGACCAGCTCATGGTTGCCTTTGCGAGGATGGCGACCATGCGGGCGTCGCTGTCATCATCCCGCGCCTCGCCGAGGCTTTCGCGCTCAGCCGCAGCCTTGGCGAACTCCGCGGCGACATCACGGACAGCTTTCTGCATGCGGTCGCTATCCGGGCCGACTACGCGGATCTTGAGGCCGATCGGCTTGGCCTGCTCATTCAGGATATCGATCTCGATACCCTCCTCCTGGGATTGGACGAGGGCTTCGAGACCGGAAAGGTCGACAAACTCTTCAGCCATTACGCACCACCGACAGGAGCGACCGTCAGAACGGCGCTGTTGATTTCGACGTTGCCCTGCAGCAGGCGAGCGGTGTTGGCGCCCCCGCCGTTTTCCTGGGCGGTCATGACGATCCCGTAGAAATACTTGATCGTGCCCGTTGGTACGGTCGTGGCGGTATGGGTGCCCGACTGCGTTCCGGTCGTGGCGATCGCTGCACCGCCGGGCGTCGCCGCGACCTGAAAGTCGTTCGTGCTCGGGTTGACGACATAATACGTCGTTCCGGCAGTGAGGCCCGTCGGCAGCGCACCAGTCGTCGAGAACTTGACCGGAGTGCCGGCGGCGAGGCCATGAGCGTTCCAAGAGATCACGCCAGGGGTCGCGACGGTGATCGTGACGGTCGACGTTTTCGCCGGCGGGGCATCGTCGAAGGCGAGCTTGAAGGGATAGTTGTAGTCGGTCGCCTCCGCCGCGATCAGCGCAATCTGGCCGGCGTCGTTCGGCAGGATGATGAAGTTGTTCTGCATCGATCCGGCGTTGCGCGTGCCCTTAGCCTTCAGGTCGCGCCCCGAAGAGATGATGGATTCGGTGATCAGCGCGGCGGCGTCGCCGATGGCGCCCATCGTCTGCCACCCCTTGATTTCGGTGAAGGTGACCGAGGTGAAGAGGGATTCGACGATGTCGGCATCATCCGGGACGTCATTGACGGCCGCGCCGATATAGATTTTCGCACCGGCGACCGGGTAAAGCTGAGCCATAGCTCATTCCTTTCTGTCTGATTGCGCTTGCCGAAGGCGCAGGAACGGCTGGCCAATCAGGCCGGAACTTGCGGGTAGCAACGCCACCGGGTGGTGACGGGTATGTTGTGGTGGGTATCCCCTGTCACGAGGACGCCGATTTCCGGATCCTCATCGATGCGGACTTGAGTGTCGGTCCGGACCAGCTTTGTGCCGCGGCGGAAGTGGGCGCGAAGCTGGCCGGCCAGATTGTACCCGTCGACGATCGCGGAGCCTTTCGGCCACATGACGTTGGTGCGCATAAAGCCTTGCCGGATCGGGTCCATGACAAGCGACAGGTCGGTCTCGATCGAGCGATTGAAGTGGACCTCGACCGAAACGAACTTGCTCTGTGCTGTCGGCGCGAAAGGCACCCCAGGCAGGACGATGGTCACACCGGCCGGCGGGACAAACGCTTGAGCTCGCAGCAGCAGCGCCTGATAGATTTTCATTTCCACCGTATCGGCCATCTGCTACCTCTGGCCTATGGCCGAAAACAAAGCGCTCTCAGATACCGAGGTGCATGACCTCCTGCACGAGGCGCAATCGCTGCTGCTGAACAAGACAGTGCGGACCGAGAACGGGCGGCAGGTGCTTTCCGCCGCGATCCGCGATCTCGATGTCCTTCAAAAGGCCCTGATCATCATGTCCGAGGGGACGGACCCGCTTCAAAGCGACCGCGAACCTTCGCCTCAGCTTCCTTGACCGTCTGCGGCCAGGTCTGAGCCTCGGCATCGACAAAGCCGAATCCCTGCTGATTGTAGACGCGCCCGAGGCTGTCCTGCCCGACGAAGCCGTAATTCATGCGCGGGCCATAGGCGGCCTGAAATCCGAGGTAGAGCGTCTCGCCGACATCGAGGTTAGAGATGATGAGTTCGATCTCTCCGCTCTGATCCGGATATTCCCTCTCGCCCTCATCAACGCGCGGCATTGTGGAAGTCGATGCCATCAGCGAGTTCTTGAGGTTGCCGGTATCGACCGGGATGCGTCCACCCTCCGCAACCGATCTCCGGACGTTATTCGCGACCATCTGCGCCGCGGTGCGCAGGACGGCCGCCTCGCGTTCCTTCTCCGCCTGCACCCATTCTGACACTTGGGCGGCGAAGCTCAGATTGTTCTCAGCCATTATCGGCCTCGCGATCTCGCGTATTCCTCGGCGAAGTCGAAGTTATATTCGACATGACAGCGGCAACCGATGATCTCTGCTGCACCAGCGCCGAGGCTCGTATCGCCCGGGAAGCGCATCATAGCGCCCGATGGCGACTGGAACGGCAGGTCCATGCCTGTCACCTCTTCAGCGTTCAGGACCTGGTGCGTGTGGCGGACACGGCCGTCGCCGACCGAACGCCAACGGCGGGTGACCATGCTGGCATCGCGCCCGGCGCGATCAAGCCCCTGCTGATAGGCTTCGTGCTTGGCCGCATGCACCGATGATTGCGTTTCCGTGCGCGCGATCGTCTGGGCCCGGAGCTGGACATAGCGGTCCGCCAGGCGGCCGGTGATCTTCTGCACTGCGTCGGCTGGAAGCGGCTTGCCCTCGCGTATCGCCTTGGCGACCTGTCGATCAAAGCGTTTATCCCGGCGCGTGAGCGTCAGGTAGTGCTTCATGCCCGCGACGTCGCCCGAGAGCAGCGCCGTGCGCGCGTTCTCGACCGTGCGGGCAAGCTGGGACGTCATGCCGAGCAAACCGCCCTCACGGCGGCCGGTGACCCGGTTCACGCGGCCGGCGATGTCGAGTGCAATCGTGTTCGGCCCCTGCCCCTTGGCGTAGCCGGCTTCGATCCGCTCCCGGGCCATCTGCTTCGTGTCTTCGGTGACGTGCGTGATCATCGTAGACGAGGCTTCGCGGATGATCTGCTCGGCACGCTGGTTCTGGACGTCCCACCTGAAGACGACACGGCCGCCCGCCGGGTCCGAAAGTCGCGGCATGTTCTTGACGACCAGGAGGCCACCGGAATTGAAGGCAGTCCGGATCGCCTCGGAGAGCGGCCGGAAGGCTGCCGGGTCGATGTGAAGCGCGGCAATGGCGCCCTCGACGTCTCGGCGTTCTAGCCTCTCGACGACCTCTTTCAACACGATCTCGGATTTGATGTCCTCGATCGCCTCGCGGAAGGCCTTCTCCATTGCTGGGGAAAGCTCCTCGATGAGGGCGTCGAGTTGCTGGCGAAGAGACGCCACGCAATCAGCCTCGCATCAACTGGTCGCGCCGACTTAACGCGATGCCGCCGCGCTGGTGCTCGAGCATTGCCCGGTGGAGTTCCTTCTGAACGAGCCGACGAATACGCGCGTCCCCATCAGCGCCCGTGACCATGACGCTCACCTGTTGGGCTTGACTGCGAGCGACGTCTGTTGCGGGCATGGCTGAAGGCTTCGGAAAACCCTCCACGCGCTCACCGACGAGAATGGCTGCGGGAGCAGCTACGGCGCCGCCGACGGCAAAGCCGAGAAACGAGCGCCGGTTCATTCCTGCACCCCCTTATCGCCCTTCTTGGCGACCTTCTCTGCCGGCATTTCCTCGGCCAGGCCGATGCCGATCAGAGCCCGCGCCTCGGTATCCGGCATGTCAGCCATATCGCCGACGCCGCGGCCTTTGTAGTTCTTCACGAAGCGGATTTTCATGATGCGATCCTTCCTTGGACGATGAAGACGACCGACGTGATGCCGTCGTATTTGTTCGGATCTCCGGCCACGATGGCGTAATCGGCGCCATTGGCGGTCACGACGTCGCCAACGGTGGGCTCGATCGGCAGACCAACCGCGGAGATGTAAATCTGCATGTCGCCGGTCTGAATGACCGTGCCGTCGACGTATCGGGCCTCGTAGGCCATCGGCACCAGCGTGGCCGGGTAAGGCGTCGGGACAGGATCGCCACCATAGACCGGGTCCGGAGGCTCAAGGCGTGTGACGGTACCGGCCTGCCCGAACTCCTCGATGAGCTCGTGCGCAGTCGCCTGCATGTCGGCATAGTCGAACGTAGCCATCAGCAGCCAACCGAGAGAATACCGAGGCAGACGAGGCTGTCGTCGCGCAGGAAAGGCGCCAGCATGCCGTCCACGACTGAAATGATGGGTGTGAGATCGGCGCCCGTCTCGCTCTCGCTGGACGTGCTCTGATATTCGACCTCGAGCTGTCCTACCTTTTTCCGCTTTACGCGGGTTGCGCCGGATCCGATCGCCGATAGGCTGCCGGGTTTCGTCGCTTCCTGGTAGGCAGCATAGAACGATGCATGAATGACCGCGGTCGGGACGACGTCGGACGGGATCAGCTTGCCGTTGACGATTGCGCCTTCGCGCGGCCACTGCCGCTCCTGGACCGGATCAACGACACTGCCGACAAAACGAGAGCCGTACACCGCGTCGATGTACTGGCTCCCACGATTGCGGAGCACGGCAGGCGACGGCGCGCCAGATGGCAGCGTGTAGCCGTTCTCTGTCAGCCACGTCTGAAACGTGGCGTCATCACCGTAGCCTGCCATGGATCAGGCCTCTGGCTTGTGCAGCTCGACGAAGGCCGCCTTGTCCTCGTCGGACATATCGGAGAATCCTTCCAGGTCGTCCTTGCGGAGCGACTTGGTGACCGGCACGCCGTCCTTGCTGACGAAGAACCAGCCCACGCCCTTCTGGTTGACGGCATAGCCTTCGCCGGTCACCGCTTCCTTGTCCTCGCCACGGGACGAAATCACCTCATACCGGCCGGCCCATGCCTTCGGCTCTTTCTTCAGGGTCAGTTCGGTACCGACCGCGATCTCTTTGCCGGTGCTGGCATAGATGCCCGGCTGCGTGATCTTCACACGTACGCTCATCGGCGTATCTCCTTGGTTTCAGAAAGGGAAAGCCCCGCCCGAAGGCGAGGCCAAGCCTCAGTCGATGTCGGTGGAGTAGAAGACGCCGGTCTTGCCGTTGTAGTCGGCCCGGATCTCGATGCCCATCGCGCCCATGACCAAGAACTGATAGTTATCGGTCGGGTTCTGACGGGTCATCGCCGTCGTGTTGACGGCCATGCCGACGAGCGGGCGGATGAACTCGGAGCTCGGCACGAAGCCGAAGAATTCATTCCCGGACAGCTCATAGGTCACCGCGATCTTGTTGATGCGGCGGTTCGTCAGCAGGTACTGCAACAGCGTGCCGCCCTTGAAGCCGGCAGAGCCGGAGTAGGAGCGGTCCAGGTTGCGGCCGATCTCGGGCGAGACGTAGACGTTGACCTTGCCCGTGATCAAGTTGTCATCGAGCATGGCGCCGAGGGTCTGGCTGAAGAAGGTATCGATCGCGTCCGAGGTCGTCGCCGGCGACGTCAGGTCGATGTTCGCACCGCCGGCAGCAGCGCCGAGGTTGATCGCCTTCGCCAGAGGCGACGTGCGGATACCGTAGGCGGTATAGCCGCCGACCTTGATGGTAGCGTCGCCGTCGAGAGCATAGAGCGCCATGTCGCGACGAATCTTGGCGGTGTGCGCCTCCTGATCGTCGGACAGTGCGTCGAAGTTCTCCGACTGCAGCGTGTTCCATTCCCGCCATTCCCGACCGTAAGCCGTGGAGAAGATCGGGACCGGAGAGCCGCGGTAGTCGTAGACGACCTTATCCATCGGTACGGGCACCTGGCCGGACATCGAGCGGACCACCGAGCCGGCATCCGAAGAAACGCGGTTCAGGTGGACGAGCTTGCCGATGTTGACCGCCTTGGCGAGCGGCATCAAGTCGGCCATGTAGACCTGACCTTCGTCCGAGCGCATGACGCGGCGGGTGATCCCGTCGAGGTCGAGCCACGCGTCGCGCGGCAGGATGGCGGCCGCGTTCTGAACGGTCGCCAGCGCGGTTTCCGTCTGGTGGAACCATTCGCGGTTCGCCTGTACCTCGTCCCACCAACCCGCATGGATTCGGGAGTTGGCGACGAGCTGGGAGGAGAAGTAGCGCATTGTTCGATCGCTCCTTAAGCGGCTGCCAGATGGCCCTTGGCCGCGCGCACGCGAACAAGCTGATCCGATCCGGTGGTGTTGTTGTAAGCCTCTTCCGCGATCGCGATGACGCGGTTGCCAGCGGCGACGGGCACAAAGCGACCTGTAGCGTTCGTCGTGAGACGGGCGCCCTTGGCGATGTTGTTGCCGGTCGGAACGCGGACGTTGAAGAACTGCTCGTCCAGCATTTCCATGCCGATCATGGTATCGCCGGAGGCCCAGGCTTCGTCGACACCCTTCATCTGCAGGTAGTTATCCTGCGCGATGAAGACCTTCTCGACGGTGGAAGCGCCGGCGATCGCGAACTGGCCGCTGCCATTGAAGACGACGGCGAGGCCCGGGAGGGTGGCGGCCGCTGCGAGCGCTTCCTGCACCTGCGGCAGCCGTTCCGTTACCGGGCCGGCGAAGATCTTGTTATAGCGGGCCATGATTATTCACCCTCCGGCAGCTTGTAGGACGGCTTGTCGCCGGCCGGCTTGAAGGCGCCATTCAGCGCTGCGGCCTTTCCGGGTTCAGCCTTGGAAGCCAGCTCCTTGAGCGCGTTCAGCGTCAGTTCCTTGGCGGCGGATTCGCTGAGGACGTTCGCCTTGACGACCTTCACGACCAGTTCAGCCTTTTCGGCTTCTTCCTTGGCCTTCTGGTTGGCGACCATCTCATTCTGTGCGTCGACCAGCGGCTTGACCGCATTGGCGACGGCGGCGCCGATCGTGTCACCGATCTTGGCCATGCTTTCCGAGAGGGTCTTGACCTCATCGGAAAGCGATTTGAACTGCTCGTCAGAGACAGGCATGTCGTCTTCCTTTCGATTGGTTGAGGGAACCCGCCCGGAGCCTACGGCTTCCATGATCGCGGCTTTCACTTTGTCCCAGATGCCGATGTTCTCCCGGCGCCTGAGAGCCTCGACGAGGCGGGTGCCCGCCCAGTCGATCTCGCGGTCAGCTTCCTCTTTGAGGGAGGAGTTGATGACCTCGATTTCTTCCTGCTCGCCATTGGCGTTGACCAGCATGCCGACGCCCTGCTCAGGCGTGGCCGCGCCGCTCTCGTTCAAGAGAATGGCGTCGTGATCGAACTGGATGTTGCGAGCGATGTGCTTGTGGTCGGAGGCGTTGGACACGGCCTCAAGGTTGGCGAGCAGACCGGTGGAGGTGTGAACCGGCTCGCCTTTCTCGATCGCGGCGAGGACTTCCTTGCCGCCTGGCGACCGGTTGGCGACCTCGACGTCAATGACCTTGTCGAGGAAGACGCGGCCGTTCTCACGGCGCACGTTTTCGTTCCAGGCGCCGATGTAGCCGAGGTTGATGCCCTCCGGGTCGCTGGCCGAAACGAACTTGCCGTTGATCATCGGGTGGCCGAGCGGAGCCGGCGTCCGGTTGAGGGTGGCGAAGCTCTTCCCGATCTCGTCAGACGGGTACTTGATCCCGTTCATGATGATGTCGTCGGGGAGCGTGGCGCTGGGCACGATGACAACGTCACGGCCGTTGCGCTTTTCCTTCCGGACAGCCTTCGTGTTCGCAACGCTGCGAACGTTCACGCGGACGTGCTTCATTGTTCGATGTCCTTTGGTTTCGTTCCGAGCGCGCCCTCCGTCTCTTCGTCGGTGGGCTCGTTGCGGTACTTCTCGGAATCCTTCAGCGGCTCGTAGCCGACGACCTGGCGGATCTCGTCATCGGTGAAGACGTAGACGTCGCCCATCTTCTGGTTGGTCTCGGCCATCTTGTTGGCCCGCTCGATCTTTTCCGACATCGAGCTTTCGGTGAGATCGGTCCAATCGAGATACCAATCATTCTCGGGCAGTATGCCGAACCGCTCCAAACGATTGACCAGCGACATGATGTTCGGGACCGTCTGATTGGCCCGACGCGACATGTTCGTCTGCGCCCACTCGCTAGCGTCTTCCTGGCTGGCGCGCTCGCCGGTCTGCATACCGACAAGGATCTTCACCGGCATGTTCATGGATGCGGCGAAATCCTGCAGGGCGATGGCATAGAAGTGCTCGGGCGACGGCAAGGTCACGTTGAGTTGCTTGGCCTGCATGCCCATGATCATGAGGAGCTGGTCGAAGCCGGCGTTATATTCAGCCACCTGCTCGTTCATCTTGTCGGCAAGCTCTTCGACCGACACGCCCATGGCCTTAGCCATCATGTCGATCTTGGCTTCCTTATCGACCTCGAGCACAGGCGCGGACTTGGCGTTCTTCCAGAACCCCTCGCCGCCGGCGCCGCGGACCTTCTCCATGTCGATGAGAGAATTGTACCCAGGTTCCAGCGCCGACGAGCCGTGAACCGTGCCATCCTTCGACCAGATGATGACCCGGTCGGGGTGGATGACGAGGTTGCGAGGCTGCTTGATCGTGGTGTCGACAGCCGATTCGTTGAACTGGTACATCTTCGGCTGGCCGTAGGTCTCGGACGTCTCGTCCGTATCCCACTGCGAAACCTGCAACTGCCCTTCCCATGCCGGGATGACTTCGACGAGGCCATTGAGGCCGCCGCTGACGCGGTCGACGGGCTGATCGAACCGCTTGCTGTCAGCAACACGAAGGATAACGCCAGCATAGGCGCCGACCATCGACATGCGGTCGGCCTCGGCAAGGCGCGCCCAGAGGCGCAGATCGTCGAAGCGCTGGCGGATTTCCTTCTCCAGCGTCGTTTCGTCGTCTTCGCCAGACTGCGAGCCGTCCCGCTCCTTCTCGAGCAGGAACGGGTTCTCCTGCCACGTTTTCAGGACTGTCTTGTCTACGCCGGCAGCTGCCACACCGTTCCGGCAGTACATCCGGTAGAGCTGCGTGAAGCTCAACGTTTCCGGGTAGCCGAAATCCTTGTAGTGATCGTGCTTCACGTTACCGCCCGAGAAGAAGGCAGGGAACATGCCGCTGAGGCGCCGCTGGGCGTAGTTCGCCAGGCTGACTACTGTGTTCATCGGTGCCTCTTGGTCAGGAACATGGCGACGGCAGGACCAGCCGCGATGTTGACGTTGTCCGCTGCGATGACCGCATCAGCGAGGTTGTGAGATTTGATGCCCAAGTCCTTCTTGAGCTTGGCCTTCGGAACGACCCGCTTCTTGCCTTCGCTCTCGACCCACCAAGGAACGCAAAGCTCTGTGAAGAGCGCGTCCAACTTCTCGGCGCCCATTTGCGATGAGAAGGACAGGACGTCCTCTGGCTTGATCGCCTGCCCTCTCGTCACCGCGTTGAACGTCAGCATCGCCTTGCGCGCTGTGTTTGCCCAGGACTGCGCCTTCAGGTTCAGGTATTCGTCCTTGTTGAGCGGACTATTGTCGTTCAGCGCGTCGCTCGGCTTGTCTGGGTCCATGACCGCGCCGCCGGCGTGGAAAGCGTAGTGCTCGACCTGGGAGCCGTTCGCCTCGTTCTGCTCGTCGATGTAGCCGCCGACAAAGGCGCCGACGCCGATCGTGTCATACGAGACGGTGGCGCCAGCATGTTTTGCCTTGGCCCACACCTTCTTGGCATTCAGGACCAGTTCATCTTTTCCGGATGACCAGTCTTCGGCGTCAACGAAGACGCCATCGATCTTGTCCGCGGTCGCGCACTTGTCCTCGCCGTCGTCGGCAGGGTCGAAGCCGATGATATTGCGCCCGGTGAGGCTGACCTTCAGAACCTTGTGAGCGTCAACGCAGGCGTCCAGCCAACGGCGCTTGAAGATTGAAAGCTCGCTATCGCCCAAAGGCACGCCGCCATAGACGTGCTCGAATAATTCCGGATTACGTTCCTGCATCGCTGCGATGTCGCGCAATGCCTTGGCCGAAAGGAACGGGTTTTCCGTGTAGTTGATCCTGCGCACGATGCAGTGCGGCGGGACGTTGACGACGAAGTTCTTCCAGACGTAGTCGGTGACGAACTTCGGGTTGAACAGCAGGATCGCCAGGCTGTCCTCTTTGCGGATGGTCGGCCCTATGACCGTCCATTGCTCCTCGGTTAGCTTTTCGGCTTCTTCCACCCAGAGGATGTCGACGTCGGACGTGCCCTTGATATCCTCTAGGTTCCGCTCGATGCCATAGAAGATGAACTCCGCGCCGGTCCTGCGATGAATGATCGTCGTCTTCTGGACGTCGAAGGCTTTGCTGAGCCCGAGATGAGCAATCGCCCATTTCAGTTCGGTATAGACCGAATCCTGAATGCGGTTCTGGAAGCGGCGGATGCAGAGTACCCGCATCTTGACGCCGACGTGGTCGACCAGGCGTACCAACTGGCACGCCGTGTCTCGTGTCTTTGAGCTCGATCGCCCACCGTGGAGAACCGCGATGTCTGCCTGCCCGAGGAAGACCTCCTCCCAAAAGTCGTGAAGCGCAGGGTTGGTGAGATGGGTGGTGGCGTCTAGCTCTTTTCGCTGCGCAGCACTTCCCGCCATGTTCTTGTCTCGGTCTGTATCGGGGCGCCGTCAGGTCCGGAGTGCTCGTGTCGCTCGACGAACATGCCAAGGTGCTTCCCGATATCCACGAGCGCGGCCTTCTTGTCGTGGAACTTGATCTTGATGCCGCCGGTCGAATTCTGGCTGATCTCGGCAATTGCCGCGGCCGTGTCGTCGTCTATCTCGTCGCTCGAAATCAGCTGGACGTTGTTCGTGACGACGTTCTTGATAACGAGGACATCACCGCCATCCGGGTTATCCTCTTCGGTCACCAGCGTGCCCTGCCATTTGATCGCCTTGCGGATGTCGGCGAACCCGATCTTGGCTAGCTCTGCCAGGACACGCTCTTTCGTGATGGCCAGCTTGTCTATGGCCTTCTCGGTGGCCTTTCGCTCTACCGTCTGCTCCCATTCGAGAAGCTCGGCGACGCGTTGTCTGATGTTGTCTTTCTGCTGTAATCGCGAAGCGTTCCCACGGTCAGGCTTGAAGCCTGCTTCCGCATACGCGTCATCTGCTGTCTTGCCTTTCGCGAGCGCCTGCGCAAACTTCTCGTGCCGAGCGTTTTTCAGAACGGGCATCGGTCAACCTACAAACATTTAGAGGGACGCATGAAAACCACAGAAGATTGCATTCGTATCGCAAGCGCGGGGGGCGGCCTTGATCTGTCCAATGGATCGAAGACAACGGAAGATTTGATCCGCATTGCCGCCGCCGCATCCAAAACCGGTGCAACGATTTGGGTCACAGGCGGCAAAACTACAGAGGACTTGATCCGAATTGCAGCGGCCGGGAAAGGTTGCGTTATGGTCCGCTTCACATAGGCGTCCTTGAACAGAGCGCTTCTCCAACTCAGGAAGATTTCATGAACTGGACTAACGACAACTGCCCCGTATCCGATGAGCCGGCGCAAGAGATGGTGCCGCGAATGGGAGACAACGTCGAGTTTGTTTGCCCGACATGCGGACGATTTAGAGTGACAGGGACGGCTATGGAACTCATCCGACACTCTCCGCTCCACGACCGGTCACGAGCCCTTCGCCGCGCGCTGAAGCGCGCTGAGCGGGACGGCGGTATGCCGAAGATCACCTCTGACGATCTGATGTCAGATTGACGTCTCGGCGGGACCTGGCACTTACCAGGCTCTCGCCTTTCCGAAACTTAGGAGTTTGGGGATGCGCGAGTTGGCACGTACCGGCATCAATTTAACTGGGGTTCCTGGTCCTCAGCGGGGCGGTGTACTTGAAAGAAAACGAACTCGAGACGTGCTACAGAATGCTCGGCCAATCGATGCAACTCGCTGGAACGGCTCAGATACAAGCGACTAAGTTGATAGGCTTGTGCACCCGGGGCTGAGGCACTGCCAATCGAGGCAGATCTAAACACATCAGGTGAACGGACCGACGCGGTCCGGTCACCTCATCAGGTAAACGGGATCAGGCATCGCGCTTGAAGATCAGCACCCACTGATACGTGCTGCGCTCGATTACCTGGTGGACCTCATATCCTTCTGCTGCCTTCTCGTTAATGAAGGCCTGCATGCTCTTGAGGCCGTCTGGGCCGGTATCGAAGAAGGGCTCAACGAGGTATTCGGGCATCCTCATCTCCTCAAAGCTATGGCCCCGCGATTGCGCTACTGAGCTCTCAGCGGGCTCTATGCCGACGATCTCGTCCTTCAGGCGATAGGAATACACGATGTATTCTTTTGTCCTACCTTGCGCTTCGAATGCTGCTTGGGCGGGCAGGTTGTTGGCGTGCGTCATGCAGTTGATTGAAACGACCTTTCCTTGCTCTTTGGCTTTGTCGCGAAGGGCATAGAAAAGATCCGTGTGGACACCTTTCCGTCGATGCTCGCGCAGCACGTAGGAGAGCGTGATATCCCAGCTCTCCCCGTCGCAGTCGCAGGTGAGGAAGCCGATTGCCTTGCCGTCTTTACCGATGGCTGCCATGCAGGAATCCGTGAAAAGCGGCGGAGTTTGCGGCCCGCGCCCGATCGCGAACCCACTCTCTTCGAGGTAAGTCAATGCCTGCGGCACCAACTCCCACGCTGGTGAATCCGCGTAGTGCTTATAGAAGCGGATGCAGTACGGGCCCTCAGGGGTAGGCTGGTCGTTCTTCTGGGAAGGGGTCTTCATTGACGCTCCTGAAACGAAAAAGCCGCCACCGATGGTGAGGGATGATATGGTTACGGCGACAGGCTTGGAAACTGTGACTCTCCAGCTTATGAGGCTGGCGAGCTACCGGGCTGCTCTACGCCGTCGTTAAGAGAGAAGAGCAACACCCATTGCTGTGCGCTTCCGCGCACTATCTGTTGGAGCGAATAGCCTTTGGCCTCCCACTCGCTTATGAGCAAATCCATGCCGGACATTCCGGTAGGGCCTGAATCGTATTCGACGACGCGGTAGGACATGGTGACCTCGCGGTAGCACATGGTGACCTGTTTCTGTGGGAGTAGCCCGTTCGGTGCGCTTCTTCGAGCGGTAACGGGACTAGTTACATGGGGAGGCGGCTGGCTGAGCGCTAACCTCTAATCGCCTTTACAATATCCCACTCGCGCTGGCCATCTTGGCTGAGGCTTTTTCCAACCATGTTACCGTTATTTCATGTGAGGACGAGCCGGCGTTGCCTTCCTCGTATTCATCTGCATCCTCATCGCTCTCGCGTTGAGCATACTGGGGTTCGTTCCAGAGAATGAGGTACCGCCCGATGTACCGGAAGTGGTTCCTCAGACGCCCCTAACATGAAACGGGGTGGCCGCTTTGTGTGTTGGTTGCAGGCCCGGGAATCGAACCCGGTTCTTTCGTGGTTATGAGCCACGCGGCTTACCAGTTGCCCTGCCTGCGTTATCTGAGTGGAAAAAGGGCGCATTTCTCCAATGCGCCGAGTGTGAACTTTCGGCAGCGGTCCGGCGAGTATTCCCTCTGTGAGGTCCGCAACTGAACAACCGCAAATCACTGCAGGAAATCTATACGGCTTGCCGAAGATTTTCAACCTCCGCGTCTGCCGTGAGACTATTCAATTCACTGATAATTTTCTGCACCCGCTCTTTGATCTGCGGGCTTAGAGAATCTATAGCCCTCTCCGCCTGGTCGACCATGGAGACGCGCGCCTTCCTGCCCTTCGGGAGGATCTTGCGGAGCTGGCCGCGAAGGTGCTGGATTTGCTCGTGTCGGTCGTTCTCCTTCCGGCAGTGCTGCTCGTAGAGGAAGGCCTGCCGACGCTCATGCTCGGCGAAGTACAGAGACTCGATCGTCACGTCGGGGAACTCGAGCGGCCCATAGTTGGCGCCGCGGAGGAAACACACAACCCCGTCGACGCGGCGGAGCTCCTCGAAGTTCAACCTCGGCAGGTTCACGAAGGCATAGCCGACCAGGAACGGGAAACGCTTCTGGAGGATCTGTTTCGTCCGGTGATGCCTCAACTCGGTGTAGAACGAGGGCATGAAGATGTCGAAGCCGTCCTTGCGGCAGTTCCGCTCGATGATGGATTCCATGCGCCGGCTTTCCGGCAGCCGCTCGTCGACGGCCGCCATGCGCTGATAGCCGGGGGCCGTCCGAATTGCGTACCAACGTGATCTGTTCATGCTTTTCCCTCGTTCTTCTTCGGCAATGACCGAGCATGGTGGTTTCGGCAGTAGCGGCCCGTTGTTTCCGCCGCACAGAAAAGGTACGGGCCGCCGTTCCCAAGCGGCCAGCAGCATTCGCCGGCCGAGAGATGGTGAAGGAGCTTCGCGGATTGCAGCCGATCAGCGTCGTAGGCGGTCGCCGGGATCTCCGGTTCCCGCTTCAGTTCCGGCGCTCGCTTGCGAGACCGCGCCGTCTTCGCTGGGCCGGGTGCCCGCGTCTTCTTCCCAGCATCACCGCGCCACGGGAACAGACCGCGGTTGCGGAAGGCTAGTCCGACAATGACGTTTCGGCTGACGCCAAAGCGCTTGGCGATCTGGGAGGCGGAGAGATCATCCCTCCAGAGCTTCGCCGCTGCTTCAATGTCGACGGTGCGGTGCTGGATGGTCATGCCGCGCGCTCCTCGTCGATCGGCTCGACGGCGTCGAGGTCCATTTCGATCTTCCGGCGGTAGGCCATCTGCTCGGCGCTGACCGAGCGCGCGTCTGGCAATGCCAGTATCCGCTCCAGCTCTTCGGCACGCTCGGGTGACATGGGCTCTTGGACCACAATGCCGCCGGCGGCTGCCTTTGACGCAGCATGCTCCTGCTTGAATTGGTTCAGCCTGGCGCGGACGCGGGCCATAACCTCCGGAGACCGGTCGATCTCTGGCGCCTGGTGGGTGAGCGCGGCGGCGATCTCCCGCTTCCTCGCTAGGTCTTCACGGGCAAGTCTGGATTCCGCCTTCGCCAGAGCGGCAAGGATCGGCGGCTTCGGGATCATGCCGAGAAGAATATCGGGGTTTCCGGCATAGTCGCCTTTGATCAGCTTCTGCGTGGCTATCGTTAAGCCGCAGTTCGGGACGCCGTCGAGGGCGTAGCCGTAGACCGCGTCGAGTTTGTTCGGGTCAATACCGGCGGGAATGCTCATCCCGGCGGCCTGCATGACTTCGAGGCTGCGCAGAACTGCTTCCTCGCGGACCGGTGATAGCCGCTCAGTGAGCGCGGAAATCTCCCGGTTCAAGGTCGAAAGCTGGGCCGGTGCTGGCAAATTCGTCATGTCCGTTTCCGTTCAGTTTCCGTTGGATGGCTTCTCGGCATTCCCGCTGATGGCGGGCATGTTCGCTTTCACGGGGCGGTGCTTGCGATTGCTGCAGCGGCCGGTCGTCGTATTTGCCTTCGAGGATCGACACGAAGCTCTTCGGCTGGCAGAGGAAATCGAGGTCGGCGCGCCAGCCTCGGTCGTTTTCGCCGCGGCAGAACCGGCTGCGGCCGATCCGCTCGATGGCATCGAGGACCGCCGGAAGGCCGTGTTCCTCGATCCGCAGCAGCAACGAGCGACGGCGGGATGCCGTGACGGCCCTCGGCACGGAAAGGCCGGACTGGCGCGCCATTTCCGAAAACGCCGTGACGACCTGGTCGACCGCCGTGGGGGAAGAGCCCCCTTTAGGGGGCGAAGGGGGTATAGGATTGGAGGGGTTAGGAAGGGGGGTGTGGGGGGAAACCTCCGGGGAGGAAAGGGACACCGCGTCCGCCTGATTTCCACTTGTTTCCACCGGAATTCCACCGGACAAGGCGGAATTCCGCTGTTTCCGTTTCCGTTCGCGATCCCACTCCCGCCGCTTCTCGGCGGCACGATCGACGGCCGGCACAGGTTCAATCTCGGCCTCGAAAGCCTCGGCGGCCACAAGAGCCTGCTCGATCGTAAGACCGGCTTCCAACATGCGGCGAATGGCGGCAGAAATGCTCATCAGCTGATGACCTCCACGTCGATGCCGTAGATGGCCCGCATCAGCTTGCGCTTGATGTTGAAATCCCTGGTCGCAACGCCCTTTATGTCAACGACGCGATTGCGCTTCTGGATCGCGTCGTAGAAGGCGAAGTCCGCCTTGTAGGTGCAGACCAGCTGCCCATTGACCGTGAGCGCATACGGCTTCTGAAGCTCGACCTCGTAGACCTGTCCGGCGCGTTCCAACTGCTTCAGCGAGGAATAGAATTGCGCCTCGCGTTTGCTGTCGAACTTGATGCCGTCTACCGTCGTCTTCTTGTTGCGGTACTTCGAGGGCGTCTCAGACTGATCTGCCTTCTGGATAGCGCGGAACTCGGCGGCGGACATACGATCAGAAATCATCTCGCCCACTCCGACACGAAAGGTTCTTTGCCGGCGTAGGCGATCTTCTTGACCCGGCGCGCGTGAAGGCGCTCTGCGTAGCTGCAGTTCAATCGCGCATTGATGAGACGGTCTGCCTCATGCTCTTTGATATCCAAGGCCCCGGCGATCGCCATCGTGTCGGGCCCAAACTTGGCGTAGGCTTCGAGGAAGGTCATGCTTCCCTCCCCGCATAAATCAGGACAGGCACGCGCGGCAGGCGCGGCGCCTCGGTCCAGATGTACCAGGCGTGATCTTCGGTCCCGCTCTCATTGTTCAAGAGGAGGCTGATGCGATCGATAAGCACGATCTTCCCAGCAAAGCGGGGATTGTCTCGGAACAGGTGCGTGCGGGTACTGCCGGAATCGAACTTGGCGGTAAGCAGAAGAGCAACGAGACCGGAGCATCTCTCGAGCGCCTTCTCAGCGAACTTGACCGCCGTCCGGTTCTGGACGCCGTAGGGCGGGTTGGTGATTATCCCGTCGCCGCCGAACGTGACCGGTAGATCGTCCAGAAAGTCCAACCATTGATCCTGCCGCCGCTCGTATGTCGCGATGTCGCTCGTGTGGACCGTCGCACCAGCCTCCTTCAAAACGTCGGCGATCAGATGGTTGCCGGCAGCTGGCTCCCAGATTTTCATACCGGCGACGGGGAAGTGACGGATCAGTGCCTCGGTTGCCCAAGGCTCTGTTTGGTACAGATCATTCTCGATACGCGCGTATTTTGAGGAGACTACCGTCATGCTGCCGCCCCGTGCTTTTCGAGGGCAGCCAGAGACTTCTTGCACCGGTCACGCAGTCGAGTGATCACCGCGAGTTTCTGCAGCTTCACGCCGTTGTCGGCGCGGTTCATGCTTCCCTTGATGCGGAATATCTGAGCTTCGAGTTCGGCGATCTCTTCGCGGAGGAGTTCAGCTTCGGTCATTCTGCCGCCTCCCGATACTCGATGAGGTGGCTGCAGTTCGCTGAGACCAGCGCACAGGCGACCGGCGGCGAGACGGAGTTGCCGACACAGGAGACCTGAACCGACTTCGAGAACTCGTGCCAAACAGGGCCCGCGCCGTCCGCCTGATAGTTCCAAGCGCCATCGATGATGTAGTCGGACGGGAACCCTTGCGCATTGAACAGTTCGCGCGGAGTCAGCATACGCATGCCGATATCGACGATGACGAAAGTCTCGCCCAAGATCTCTACTGTCACGAGCTCGCGATCGTCCCAGAAGCCGTGCGCGCGCATGAAGCTAGCGACCTGGCGCGCGCGATCGGCCTGCGCCTCTGTGAAAGGTGGGACGCAGATAGTCGCCTCGACATGGCCGTGTCGGTCCTTCGTCGTGACGGTGCGCATCGGCTCCGTCTCGTGCTGGCCGTCCCCCGTGCCGTAGTAGGCCTGCAGATAGGGCATGACGAGCTGCGACTTGCCACCGCCGTCCGCCATCACGGTTGCGGATGGCCCCTCCAGACTGTGCCCCGTCGATGTTCCGAACTGGCGGGCGACAAAGGCCGAAACAATGCCCTGCTGGCTCCCGGACTGCGTTGCCGTCGACAAGGGCTCGTCGGCAGCGCGGCCCGGATTGACGCCGCCGATACGCCGGCTGTCGTTATTGTGCTGCGCCATGAAGGCGACAGCGACCCCGTTCTGGTCCTTGCGGCTGGCGGCAATGGTATGCGTCGGGTCTTCAATGGAGCGGACTTTGCCGCCGTGCTGGGCCGCGGTCAGCACCGGTGCAATGACGCCAAGGGGAGCAGCGCCACCAGGCCGCTTGATGAAACCATTCGCGGTCACTGTCGAAAGGGGCTCGCGGGCGTCCTGACCTGTCGCGCCCGTATTGAAGCGGATGACAGAGGGCGCCACCACGGCGTGCTTGATCCCTCCGGCGACAGCCGTGCCGAGAGGGTCGTCGACGCTCATGGCGCGCGGCGCCTGCCCTGCCCTCTCGCCATATCCCGTTTGAACGAGAAACGGCCGCTCGGCATCGAGAACGTAGCGCTTCATGCCGCGCGCCACGCGGGCCATCGTTGCATCGGCGAGCGGTCGCACCGCGCGTAGCTGGTGCTTCGCCCAGATCTCTACCGACGTATCGAAGATCGAGGGGCAAGGCAGCGACCAGTCGATGCATTCAGCTGCGGTACGCCACGGCAGCTTCTTGCCGGAGATCACATCCGGGTCCTCAGGCTTACCGTGCGTTGGCTCAGGCCAGACAATCGGCTCGCCGTCGAACCGGATGATTACGAACAGCCGCTTGCGGATCGTCGGAGCGCCATAGTCGCAGGCGCGCAGCTCGCGAAACTCGATCTTGCCGCCGAGCCGCCGAAGCTTCTTGCACCATTTCTCGAAGTTCTCGCCGCGGCGCTCAGGGTCCGGCATCAGCCCGCGATCGGTCGCGACCAGTGGACCGTAATCTTTGAACTCCTCGACGTTCTCCATGATGACGACATCGACGCGGCCGCCGCTCTTCTGGATGCGCTCGATCCAGCCGGGAATGATCCAGCAAAGATCGCGGATGTTGCGCTCCACGGGCTTGCCGCCCTTGGCCTTGGAGAAGTGCTTGCAGTCCGGCGAGAACCAGGCGAGGCCGATGTCCTTGCCCTTGAGGTGGTCGAGAGGATCGACGCGATAGACGTTCTCGGAGAGGTGATGCGTCTCTGGATGGTTGGCGGCGTGCAGCGCCAGTGCCTCCGGATTGTGGTTGATGGCGATGTCCGGCGAGCGGCCGAGGGCCATCTCGATGCCGGTCGAGGCTCCACCGCCGCCGGCGAAGCTATCGACGATCAGCGGCGCACCGACATAGGCGGATGCCATCAAAGCATCGGCACTGGTCTCGCGGAAAAGGTCAGTCCTGAACATTGCGACCCCCCTCTTCTTCCCTCAGCTCAGGCGCGATTGCGAATGCCAAGCGCCGAGCGAACCGCAGCAACGATCGAGCGAACGAGATGCGCATCCTCGCCACCAAGGAGGGCTGTGGCCCTTGCGATTGCATCGTCATTCTTCCGCACCTCCTGCCGTGCCTGGTAGATAAGCCCGCTCACCGCTTCGACGCGGAACAGCTCTTCAGGCTTGATGGAAATTCGGGGATCGGCGTACCAAGCGTCTCTGGTGCGCGTGTAGGACCAGCCAAGAGAACGGGCTGCCGTTGCGATGCGTGTCTGGACGCTGCCGACAGACGGAGGCGCTATCTCCCTCCGCAGTGCGTGCTGACAAAATGCGATCGTGGACATTTCTGATTTCTCCGACGACTTCTCGGACATTTCCGACAACTCCTGTGCGATCTCTTCTCGGGTCTAAGGAGAAGCGCGATGCGCACAGGCATTACTTCCGATGGAGAGGACGGCGCCGCGCCAACGGCTGCCGGTCCCTCCCAGGTCTTTCCGTTCCGTAGGGGCTCCGCCGCAGCTGCCCCTACTGCCGGCGACGTGACCTCGTCGTCGCCGGCCCCTATTCCCCTGGGTGACGCTGTTCGAGCCGTGGTGATGAACTTGGCGAACAAGCGGATCAGGGTGCATGTGTTGCGGCTGGTCCCGAGGGAGGCGGACCAGGACCAGCCGCTCTAGCCGGGGGAGGGAACCGGCCAGTTCGTTTTCAGAGACGACCGTCGCGAACGTCCGCCAGGATCAGGGCGGCCAGTTCGTCATCAGTCATTTTCAGGAACGTGTTCTCAGCGATCAGGTCGCGGCGCTCAGCAGCGAGCCGCCCGATCTTGTCGCAGGCCGCGTTGAAGATCTTCGCGCCGATGGCGGCGAGGCCGATGGAAGCACCACAGACAAGCAAGGTTTTCATCATCATGCACCCCTCTTCTGATCTGAACTTGGATTGGACGGAGCGGCGCGGCTCACCTGCAGTCGGGGCAGCTTCACGTGGCCTTCGACTGTTCTTTGAGCTGATGCGTCGGCTGATTTGGATGGCTGGAGGTATTCGCTCATGCGACTTCCTCCGCTTGCTCGCGCATGGCCTTCTGGCAAGGGTGGCAATGGTTCTCGCCATAGCCGCCGCACGCTTCTGGGTTCCGGCAGTGAGGCCGCAGGACGTATTTCGGCTTGGTCAATTGGGAGACGGTTCCGCTCTCGGTACCGACAACTGTCACGCCTGCTCGCGGCGTCCCGGTGCCAGTCACAGCAACACCGACAGCATCATCTGTCCTGATGTCCGTGTCCCCGTCACCCAGGGACTGCATTGCCTCTTCAGGCGAAATCTGTGCCCATTTCACGTCCGGGCCAGACGACGTTGCGACGGATGCGCGCTCCGCGTTGCTTTCTACATATCCTCCTCCTGCGTTGGCGCCGGCGCTGCTCAACTCAGCGTCAGGGCTTGGGGATTCGGTTCCGCCCTGCGAGGCAGTGGCGATCTCGGTATGCTTGGTGACGATGTTCAAGCCGCCGTCAGAACGGGGCGCATTGTCGAGGATTTCGCCGGTCTCGGCGTCGAAGCGCTCTTCGCGCTCAATCAGGATGTCTACTGCGGCGAGCAAGGCCGCCCTACCCGCTTGCGTCTGTATGGCGGTCGCGACCGTGGCGACGAGCTTGGGGCTGGTCTCCATCTCGCGCTCTTCAAAAATGTCGAGCTGGATCATGCCGAGAGCGTGCAGATAGGTGTCGAGGATTGCCTCTTGCTCGGCGCGCTCGTCGGCGTCCTGCTTGCGGATCGAAATGACCTTGCGCAGGATCTTGCTATCGAAGCCCATCGATTTTGCCTCGCCATAGACATCCTTGATGTCGTCGGCGAGCGACTTCTTTTCCTCTTCGAGGCGCTCGATGCGCTCTATGAAAGCGCGGAGTTGGTCGCGGGCAATGCCGTGTGCGTCGGACATGGTGGCTCCTCAGAACGGGATGCCGTCATCGGCGACCGTGTGGTCAGCCGGATCGGACTTGATGATCTTGATGCGCTGCATTGCCGGGGCGTCGGTGCGGTAGGCGTCAACAGCCGCCAGCACGACGAACACGATCTCCGGGTGAAGGCTGGCCAGCCGCTGGGCTTCCAATTGCGCCAAGGCCTTCGAGTAGTGCTGATATGTCGGGCCGCGCTGGCCGATGCCGTAGACCATCCAGAATTTGTGTGCCTTCGGCTGAGACATGACCGCAGCCGCAACCTCGTCGCCCATCTCCTGGATCGGCGCGCCGGTCATCATCGTTGCTTCCTTCGCCACCGCAGCGGAGCGCCTGCGCTCGGCGAGGATGGCCTTGGCAATGTCCACGATCGAGGCCTTTCGGACTCCACCGGGACCACCACAGGATTCGGCGCAGTTGCAGAGAAGGTTATCCAGCGCCTCTTCGGCTGCCTTCATGATGTCTTCGGGGATGGACTGGGCGTCAGACGTCATCTTCCGCCCTCCGCCATACGGTTGAACTCGAAGATCGCAGCCCGACGGGCGCGCCAATCAACTCTCCCAGCCACGTAGGAGGCCGCATGGTAAGCGTCGGAAAGCTCGGAACTCCGGAAGAGCCGGTCTTCATCTTTGATGAAGGCGCCAAGGCCCTTTACGTCGACCTGATCACTGAACTCGAAGTCGACGAGAACGACATCGTCCGCATCTCGTTCGGCGCCATGTCCAAGAACGGCGACGGGCAGATCAAAGCTATGATCGCGGTTCGGCTCAGGATGCCGAAGAACATTGCGTGGCAATTCCGCCGTGGCTTGAGAGAGCTGGAGGGCTGAGTGCGTCATGCTGCGCTCGCCTCTGCAGCGTTCATCGCTTCCAGGATGCGCTGCCGCGTCTGCATCCTCGGCTCGCGCCCTTCCCTCAGTTGGAAAACAAAAAGCGGGTCTCCGGCGAACTGCTTGCCGAAGTTCGTCGGCGTCATGTTCCGCTCCGCCATGAAGGTTTCCACAGTGGTCTTGAAAGCGTCGATCTCGGACACGTTCACCATTCCTAATAGGACTATCACTATTAAGATAGGTACATTCCTATTCGCTTCCTGTCAATTCCTATGCCAGTGATTTTTTCATGGACCAGGTAAGACGAACGATTCTGAAGCGGATGCAGGAACGAGGCCTCAATTACAAAGAGGTCTCGCTAGAGCTCGGGAAGAACCAGGCGTACCTCCAGCAGTTCATGGAGAGGAACGTGCCGAACAAGCTCAAAGAGGATGTGCGCTCTCGCTTGGCGGAGATCCTTGACTTACCGGAAGAAGATTTGGGGGCCCCTTCGAGGGCGCTTACCAGCAGCGATAGCAAGAGCGACGAAATCCCGGAGATCGATCTTGTCGCCGGTCTCGGCGCCGGCGGCTTCGTTGCGCTGGAGCACACGACCAAGAACGGCATAACCTTCTCCAAGGAAGTCGTTCGCGATCACTGGCGCCTTCCAGAGTGGATGCTTTCAAGGATGGGCGTCAAGGCGACCCACGTTGCCGCTTTTCCCGCTCAGGGGGATTCCATGTCGCCGACGATCGGCGACGGCGACGTCGTCTTCATCGATACCCGTCATCGGGTTCCGTCACCGGATGGTATCTATGCGCTGGCTGATGAATTTGGCGGGGTAGTCGTGAAGCGACTCGAGGTGACGTCTCGTCCTGGCGCCGAAACCATCACTGTGAAGATAATTTCAGATAACCCGCGCCATTCAGAGCGCGAGTTTACTCTTGATGAGATACACATCGTGGGCCGTTACATCGGGAGATTTACCGTCTGAACGGCCTTACAGGCCTCCGAGGAAGCGCTCGCTCCGCACCCGGATATCAGCCACGACAATACCGACAACTCTTTCATTGAATTCATCCCTATCGATCGTCTTCGTTCCGTAGCGCGGGTTTTCTCGTGACAGGGAAAGGGCGCCCCCTTTTTCCAGCGTGTTGCTAACGCGGTAGAGGTCGAGCGCAAGGCCATCGTCGAGGAGATAAAAACCTTCGCCTTGGTATGCAGTTACCGGAGCAAGAAGCGCATAATCGCGCCCTCCGCGGAGCGCTGGCTCCATCGTGTCGGATTTAACCGCATGGATGCGGAAGCGACCTGTAAGGAGACCTTCCGGCGGAAGGTTCGGATTAAAGAGATCATGCATTTTAAGCCTCGCTGCAACCGTCTCCCACATTGGAGTACCGATGCACGTTAGCGCGGCAGTTGCATACTTCGACAGCAATATTTGCAAGAGCGAATATATGGGGATTGTCAGAAAACTGTCATACTATTCGCAACCGGTCGACAGGTAGCTCAACCTTTAAGACAGTTTTCTGACAATCCACAGCGATCATACACTCACTTCTTTGGGATCCTCCCGAAGCGTGGTTTACGAAAGTTGCCGACATTAGAGGCGCCTGGTTCAACTTGGCGCATTTTTCGACGATGGGCGCCCCAGTCACTTTTCCCCCACGTGGATAATACTTCGTTATTCGGGCAGCCGTGACGCCGCTGAGGCCGGAAACGTTCACGACGGCCGCCTCAGACCTCCCCCTAAATCACATTTGCTCTTCCTAATAGGCTATTTCCTATTTTTCCTATTGACACCGCAATAGGCATTTTCCTATAGTCCCTATCAAGACATCAACACACCGCCTGCCGGGAGATGAAGCGATGCAAATCGACTTTGAGTGCGAATACGAATTTGAAGAACTCCGCCTCTTCGGCGAAGGCCTGATGGCTTGGGGAACGGCGACGCTCGTGCACGACGGCGGCGGCGAGTTCTATGTCTCGACGATCACGCTGACGAACGGCACGCACCTGAAGCGTCATGTCGGATCGGGCATCGGCAGCATGTTCTCCAAACGCCTGTTCGACATCATCGCCGCTCAAATCGAGAACGACGAGCACGCGAAAGACTTCTTCCTGAACGCGCTTGAGGAAGGCTCCGCGCCGGATCAGGACCGCGCTTACGACGAGCGCCGCGACCATGCCGCAATGGGGTGGGTGGCGTGATGAGCAAGCACACTCCCGGCCCTTGGACGGCACGGCAGCAGTTCGCCAATCGTTGGCTGATCGAAAAGGATCAAGGAACCAACGATGCTGGAGAGAAGCTTATCCCGCTATGTCTAGCAGCCGTTCACACAACCATCCTCGAAGTGGGATGCGGAGAACGTGACACAGAAGCCAACGCCCGCCTGATCTCCGCCGCTCCTGATCTGCTGGAAGCTCTTCGAGGTTTCCTCTCCGCTTTCCCTCTCCCGCTTCGGAAAGACGAGAAGGAAGCCATAGAAGCGGCGAAAACAGCCATCGCGAAAGCGGAGGGCCGGTCATGACCCGCCCCGTCTCCTACGCCTGCGACCCCGCGCAGCGCTACTGCGAGTGCGGCCATTGTGCCCTCCCGCCGGCCCGCAACATCGATCTGGACGCGGTCGCCAACCTGAACCGCGCCACCACCGCAACCGCGACCTTTCTAATTCTCCTCGCTTTCGTCCTCGCCATTTACGCCGTCGGCGCGTGGAAGACGGAGCAGGTCCACCGTCAAATCGTCAAAGCCAGGAGCGTCTGACATGGATGTCACGTCCACCTCACCCTCTACCGATCTGATCATCTCCCTGCCGTCCGTCCCCAACGTGGCGACGTTCACCGACGAGGCCGAATTCGAAAAGCTCTTTTCCGAGATCATGAAGGTCGTCGCCGAGCATAAGCCGGATGTATCGACGAAGAAGGGCCGCGATGAAATCAAGTCGCTTGCCTACAAGATCGCGAAGACGAAAACCACTCTGGATAAGCAGGGCCTCGCCCTGACGAAGGAATGGCGCGACAACACCACGAAGGTCAATGCGACCCGGAACAAGATCGAAGCGCGCCTTGAAGAACTGCAGGCGAGTGTTCGCAAGCCTGTCGATGATTGGGAAGCTGCCGAGGAAGCCCGCATCGACGCCCTCAAAGCTCGTTTCTCCGCGCTCGACGCCGGCCGCGCCGATGCCAATTGCCCGTCCGAGCAGATCAGGGCTGTTCTTGCTGAGATCGAAGCAACCGAGATCGCAGAGGACTGGCAGGAATATCAGGAAGAAGCTGGCCTGGCTAAGGCCCGCGCTGTCACCGCGCTCCGGCAGAACCTCGCCGTAGCTGAAAAGCGGGAGGCGGACGCCAAAGAGCTCGAGGAGCTGCGCGCGCTCAAAGCTGCGAAAGAAGAAGAGGATCGCCAGCGGCGTGAAGCCGAGGAAGCCGCGGCGCGGTTGCGCGATCGGTCCGTCAAGGCTCGCCAGTACATCGAGGAAGTCGAAAAGGGCTTCATCGGGGGCGAACCGCAGCCGTTCGGAATCCTGATCTACGAGCTTGAGCGGAAGCTACCGCCGCTGATCGACGAGCTTGGCGAATACGCCGAGGGACTGCACGCCGTCCGCAAGGCCGCTCTTTCCAACCTGACGGTGGCTATGGAGCGACAGGCTGCCGAAGATGCAGCCAAGGCCGAGGAAGAGCGCAAGGCAGCCGCAGCTAAGGCGGCGGCCGACGCGGAAGAGGCAGCTGCCCGGAAACAGGCTGAAGACGCGGAGCGCCACAAGCGCGAAGTCGAGGAGGCCGCCCAGGCCGAGCGCGACCGGATCGCCCTTGAGCGCAAAGCCGAAGAAGACGCCCGGGCCAAACGCGAGGCCGACGCCGCGCACCGCGCGAAGATCGCGACCGATATCGCCGACGCGCTGCGCACCATGTCTGGCCGCGCCACCCCTGAAGCCATCGCGGAAGCCCTGATCGAAGGCAAGATCCCGCATTGCACCGTGAGGATGTGATTATGAACCAGGTTGCGACAGTAGAACACGAAGCCGCGCCGGTAAGCCGCTACGACGGACCGGCCAACCAGTCGACCGGCCTTCTCGGCGTCATCGAACGGATCGCCGGCAACCCGGAGGTTGACGTGGAGCGTATGTCTGCGCTCCTGAAGATGCGCGCCGAAGAGGAAGAACGGATTCGCCGCATTGAGCGCGAGGACAGGGAAGATGCCGCACGCCGGGAATGGCTGGCCGCGTTCTCAGCCGTTCAAGCCAAGATCGGCCCGATCTTCCGCACGAACGACAACGATCACACCAAGTCGAAGTATGCGGATCTCGCCGACATCGAGCGCATCGTCACGCCGATCCTTACCGAGCACGGTTTCTCTACGACCTCCTGCCCGGTTCCCTGCGAGCTTCCCGGCCACATTCGGATGCGCCTGACCATCGGTCACTACGGCGGGCACGAAAAGGTCTACGAAGATGATTTTCCTCTCGATAGCACCGGCTCCGGCGGCAAGGTCAACAAGACGGCTATCCAAGCCAAGGGCAGCACTCAGACCTATGCACGCCGGTATTTGAAGGCCAGCGCCCTCGATCTCGCCTTCATGGATGATCGAGACGGTAACCGCCCGAAACCGGAACCGGAGGTGGAGACCATTTCCGAAGAGCAGGTTATGCAGCTTCGCGAGCTGATCGAAGCGTCGGAAGCAGACGAAAAGCGCTTCCTTGCGTTCGGCAAGATTGAGCGCCTCGCTGACATGCCGATCGCGCAGTTCGATAGCGCGATGAACATGCTCAAGCGCAGGCTTCAGGAAAGGACCGGCCGATGATCCAGATTTTCAACTGCGACCAGAACTCTCCGGAATGGTATCAGGCTCGCGCCGGCATTCCGACAGCGTCGAAATTCCACACAGTCATGGCTTCCGGCCGTCGCGGCGGAGAAAGCAAGACCCGCAAAGACTATCTCTATGACCTTGCGGGCGAGATCATCACCGGCGAGCCGACCGAGAGCTATTCGAACTCTCATATGGAGCGCGGCCATATCCATGAGCCTGAAGCCCGCGAGATGTATTCGTTCATCACCGATGCTGAAATACAGCTAACCGGATTTATCCGAAATGGGGATAAAGGCGCGAGCCCCGATGGCCTAGTGGGCAGAGATGGGATGTTTGAGGCTAAATCAAAACTCCCTCGCCTGCTGATCGAAAGCCTAATGCGCGACGGCTTCCCTCCGGAGCACAAGGCGCAATGCCAGGGCGCGCTTTGGGTAGCCGAGCGCGAGTGGATCGACATCGTCGTCTACTGGCCGAAGATGCCTCTCTTTGTGAAGCGCGCCTATCGGGATGGTCCGTACATCGTGTCGCTCGCGGCTGCTGTAAAGCAGTTCAACGAGGAACTGGCCGAGATTGTCGAGAAGGTGCGGCGCTACGGACAGGAACCGGGGCCGACGGTTACCGACGCCGAGCTTCGCAATCATGTTCTGATGGCGGGCTGACCATGTCTAAGCGAAATCAGCGTTTCATCCTCATCAACGACCGAGTCCGCGAAAACGCCATCGCCGCTATTGCTTCGGCAGAAGAAGGCAGCTCGGTGTCGGTCGGGCCAAAGTCGCGCAGCGTAGACCAGAACGCGAAATTCCACGCCATCTGCACTGATATTTCCAAGTCGCACATGACCTGGGCAGGCAAGCGGCGCGGACCGGAAGAGTGGAAAGTGCTGCTCGTGTCGGCCCATACGGTTGCGACAAAGAATGATCCCGGCGCACCGTCGCCGGAGATCGTTCCCGGCCTTGAAGGCGAGTTCGTCAACATCCGCGAAAGCACAGCTCGCATGTCGGTAGGCCGTGCGGCCAGCCTCATCACCTACGCGCTCGCGTTCTGCGACACGAACGGCATTCACCTCACCGAGACTATTCGAGGCGGGTTCCTCGATGGCGCGAATGATTGGAGGGCGGCATGAATAGCAATCCCGGCGTCAATCGCTATCTCAAAGACAAGGCGATGGACCACATCGACCATGCGCTCGGCCGTCCCGTCGACCCGCTCGGCGAGACCTATCGCAACCACTTCGCGACCGATGCTGGCGGCAAACAAGCCCAACAGTTCGCCGCATCTCCAAATTGGGAAAAGGTCGGGCAGCGAGATGACATGGCATTCTTTGGCGTGACCGACATCGGCAAGTGGGCCCTGAAAGATCACCTCAAAGCGATCGGCGATCCGTGGGCGCGATACGCAGTCACGTGGGAAGGTCACACCGTCGTCATCGCTGCGAAGTCGATCGGCAACGCGAAGTACAGCACGTACCTCGATGTCAGCGACAGCTATTCCGAACTGAAGTTCGTGGACTTCGCGCGCGAGGCTAAGGTGCGGAGGGCCGCAGCATGAGCGATTTACCTAACAAGGCCGATTTCATCGCCAACGAGCGGCCCGGAGAATATGAGGCCACGTTCTCGGTGCGCGGCACGATCCGCGTGACAATCAACGCGGGAAGCTTGGAGGAGGCCAGAGCAAAGGCCGACGCGATGACCGAAGACGAGGAATTCGGCTTGGAACTCGACGACGCAGATGATGTGTCGCTCGACACGGTCGGCAAGACACGTCCGATGTTCCTGGTCACCCGTGACGGCCGGAGAATGCAGGTAAGCCACCTTCAGCCGGGGGACCTTCCTCGCCAACCGGACGAGCGGGGGTTCTGAAATGGCTGAGAACAGCAAGATCGAATGGACCGATCACACCTTCAATCCGTGGATTGGATGCACGAAAGTCTCACCGGCTTGTGACGGCTGCTACGCCGAAAACCTGATGGCGAACCGATACCACCGCGTTCAGTGGGGCGCTGGGGAAGATCGGCAGCGCACGGGCAAAACCAACTGGCGCAAGCCGATCGCTTGGGACAAGGCTGCCAAGGAAGCCGGAACCCGCCCTTATGTCTTCTGCGCATCGTTGGCCGACGTGTTCGACAACGAAGTCGACGAGATGTGGCGCTACGATCTGATGAGCCTGATCGAAGCAACGCCGAACCTCATTTGGCTTTTGCTGACGAAGCGGATCGGCAATGTCATGAAGATGACCGACCCTGCACGCGGCCATCGGATGCTCCCGCGCAATGCCGCGATCGGCGCCACCATCGCCAACCAGCCCGAATACGACCGCGACCGGATGAAGCTCTGGGAGGTGAAGCAATCGCTTGAACCGCTGTTCACCTTCGGAAGCTACGAACCGCTCCTAAGCCGTGTCGTCCTCGACAAGTATGCGCCGGACTGGATCATCACCGGAGGCGAAACCGACCAAGGGCCGCACAAGGCGCGATACACCGACCCGGATAACTTCCGCTATCTGCGCGATCAGAGCCGCGAGCTCGGGCGTGCCTTCTTCATGAAGCAGATGACGCGCAAGGCGCCGATCCCGGCCGACCTTCTCGTTCGCCAGTATCCGGAGGCAGCATGACTGCTCTCAAGGCATATTCCGTCCTTGAGAAGGACGAATACACCGGCGACATCTATTTCGCGCCGAGGGCGATCGTCGCCGCGAAAGCTGGGGCGAACGAGTATGGTGACGGCGAGCTGTCCTACATCCAGTGCCGCCGTGCCCCTTGGGCCGACGCATTCGCCGGCAAAGGTGTTCCTGCAAAAGTCGCGGTCGATCACGGCTGGCACTTCGAGTGCCACGGCTGCGGAATCCACATCGATAGCGACCTGGAAGAAGAACACCGCCTGCCCGTCGAAGGCATCGTCGGCACCATGCACGGCGCCGTCTACTGCTGCGCCCGCTGCAAGTGGAAGCACATGAAGCGCGAGGCGAGGCGCAAGCAGGAAGAGGCGGCGGCGATCGAGGATTTCAAAGTGATCGTCCGCGCGAGGTTCCCCGATGCTGACTTCGCCGACGACGAATCCGAGTTCCGCGGTCACCACGCATACGTGACGCGAGCCGACCGCTCGGACTTCTGGCATCGCGGCCAGGTCATCGTCGCCTTCCGCTTTCCCGGCATGAAAATTGGCCCTGCGCACTTCCGCCTGGAGTCCTACCACCGGATCGGGCCGCCGATCGCCGGCTACACCTGCTGCAACGGCGACCGTGCGGCATTCGAAGCATATGCCAAATCCACGAAGGGAGCCGCGTGATGACCGATCGCCCTATCCTCTTCTCCGGCCCGATGGTTCGCGCGCTGCTCGCCGGCCGCAAGACGCAGACGCGGCGGCTTTGCAAAGACCAGCCGCCCCCAGGCGTGACGATCATCCGGAAGACGATCCGGCCATTCGGCGGCGAACCGTATCACGCCTTCGAACGGCGGACGAAGTTCGGCAACTTCGGCGGGGAAGTGCCGGTTAAAATCAGCCGAGGCGATCGGCTTTGGGTTCGCGAGACATGGCAGGGCCTGTCCTTTGGCGATTGCCAGCCCACGAAGAGTAGCCTTTGCGAAGTGCGGTATGCTGCGACAGACCCTTGCGCTGATCTGGATGGAGAGGCGCGCGGCTATCCTTGGCGCCCGTCGATCTTCATGCCGCGCTGGGCATCTCGCCTCACCCTGATCGTCACCGACGTTCGGCTCGAGCGGCTGCAGGACATCAGCATCGGTGACGCGCTGGCGGAAGGCTGGCCGGGAGCGGTCGAAGCCAACAAGATGCCCGCGACGAAGTGGTATCGCCACCTGTGGGACGAGATCAACAGCGCAGGCGCGTGGCACGCCAACCCTTGGATTGCCGCCTACACCTTCACGGTCATCAAGGAGAACATAGACCAGATCGAACGGGAGGCGGCGTGATGTCGCGCTGCAAATGGATCCGAGACCCGGAAGTGCCGGGGGGCAGGTTTCTCGTCCCTGGCTGCTGGAACCGCGCGATCTATGGCGACGACGCCGAATGCCATTGCATCGACGGGACCGAAACGGCCGCCGAGCGGCTGGAAAGCAAGATCGACATCCTTTTTGAGCGGCTCGACAAGTTGGAAGCACGCATGGAGGGCCGCCACTGATGCGCAGCGTCCCCGAATGGATCGGCAAGACCGACGACGAGAAGGTGCCGCCGCGCGTTCGCCTTCGCCTGTTCGAGAAATACGGCGGCATCTGCCAGCTTTCGAACCGCAAGATCATGGCCGGTGATACCTGGGACTTGGATCACATCAAGGCCCTATGGCGCGGTGGCGAGCACCGGGAAAGCAACCTGCATCCGGTTCTGAAGCAGCCGCACCGCGTGAAATCCGCGGAAGAGCAATCCGAGCAGGCAAAATGCGACCGCATCCGGAAGAAGCATTTGGGGCTCTGGCCCCAGTCCAAAGCCAAGATCAAGAGCCGAGGCTTCGGCAGAACGAGGGATATATGAGCGAGCACACCTTAATCGAGAGGATCGCCCAGGTAGCCATTGCCGTCGGCTGGCAGGCAGGTGAGCCGGCCATGGAGCTCGCCGGACAGATCGTTTCCGTCCTCGCTGCGAATCCCGAGCACATCGAGCGCTTCATGAGTGAAGGTGCCGAGCTTTTCCTCGACGGCACATTCAACGCTGAAAACGGCTGCCTCACCTATCGGTCCATGGGCGGCGATGTCCTCAGCCCGTCCGTCCTTCGCGCGAAGAAAGGCATGCAGCAATGAGCGAATTCCCTGAAGGGGTGATGAAGCTAGCGAGCGAGACCGTGAAAGAGAACTTCAAGAGCGGAGAGCCGTGGTCAAAGAGCATCGCGCGCGCGATCATGGCCGACCGATCCGCCCGCTCCACCCCTCCCGCAGCGGCGAATTCCCCGATCACGCCAACTGTCAACAAGAACGGCAGTGGAACGAACAGTGAAACGCCGGAAAAAACCTGCCCAAATGACCCTAAAAGTGACCCTAAAAGAGAGAACATCGCTCCCGCCGATACGGACGCCGCACAGAGCGAAGCCGAGGCATTCGACACGATCGTTGCCGCCCGCAAAGCCTACGTTGATGCGGTAGCTGCTTACAACGCTCGCCTTGAGTTAGTTCGCGCGGAACGGGAGCGTGGCAACTGGCTCAATGTGGATCCCGAATATGCCGCGATGTCGGAAGCTCAATCTGCATTCTATCGCACCGTCCAAGATCTTGCCGATGCCGCCATCAGCCAGCGCGCCGAGGAGGAATAGCGATGAAACACGGATGGAGAACAATGCCCGACGGGAGCCGCATCCCCCTCACCCAGCAGGAAGCGAAAGACATCCACGCTGCTGTCAAGAAGATGGTCGCGGAACGCGCTGAAAAGCTTCCGACCGCTGTCTCTGCCTTGCAGGCCATCTCCGAAGGAGTGGAACGCTTGCGGGAACTTGGATGGTCGAGCATCGGTCCCCGAGAGGGCGAAGAAAAGGCCATGATCCAATTCAAGTCGACCGGCATGTGGGAGGCGTTCCGCCATGGCGATTACATTCACTCGGAGGACTGCGTCTACGGCCCCCGTGACGGAACCCTGATGTTCAAGCCGCTCGACAAACTCACTCCGGACGAACGCGAGCGGATGGAATATTGCGCAAAGACGAGGCCGAGATGGTAACCGACCGAACCGCATCATCAACAACGCTCGCCTTCCGCGCGCTGCCAAAAGACATTCAGGCTAACGTCAAATCCATCGTAGGCGATCCTCCAAAGCCGATGAGCACGATGGAGATCATGCTGGCCATAGGACAGGCGGTTGCCGGTGAGCGGGAGCGCGACCGATGGCAGCCGATGGAGACGGCGCCGAAGCATGGCCGGTTCCTCGCTGTCGTTGATGGAGAGGTCTGCGTCGTTTCCTACGGCAAGACTTCTCATCTGCCGATCGAGGGCTTTTGCCTAGCTGATCAAGGCCCCGAGGACTTCGATCTTTGCAAGCCGACAGTTTGGCAGCCGCTTCCCGAACCGCCAGGAGGTGACGAATGAACCTCACGCCTATTCCCCTCCACGAAGCCGCCGCCCTTCTCGGCATCACCGAGCAGGATGTCGGCAATCCCGTTCGCCTGGTGCGTGAGTTGATTCGGCGCCACGAGATACCCTTTGTGCGCTGCGGTCGATCGGTTAAGCTCCGGCCCGATCAAGTGCGGCTCCTTGCTGAGAAGATGGTTCAATGCCCCTCAAGATCACCAGACATGACAACGGAATTTACTACGTCTCCGGTACCGTCACTGTCTGGCGAAACGGAAAACCTCATCCAGTTGAGGTCCGCCGCTCCACAAAGGTCCGGGACCGGGAACAAGCGGACGCCATCAAGCGGCAAATCGAAAACGAGGTCGCGGAGCGCAATATCACCGGTAAGGAACCCGCTGTCACGTTCCGCCAGGCGGCAAAAAGGTACGTAGAACACGGGGGCGAGGCGCGTTTCCTGCGCGCCACCAAAGACGGCATATTCGAGCTACATTCCCGTTTCAGCAGGCTTGCGAAGAAGCCGGTCGATGAGATCACGCAAGAGCTGATCGACGACGAGGGATTGAAGGCCTATCCGAACCCCGCCACCCGCAGGCGACAGTTTCACGCGCCGGTCATCGCCGTGCTTCGGAAGAGTGGCGTCAAGCAGCAGTTCGAGCGCCCAGACGATAGCCAGAAGCGCACCGATTTCTTCCGGCCCGATCAGGCCGTCGAGATGTTGGCGCGGATCATGGATGCTCGCTACCCGAATCCATGGGCGCCGGCTTTCGTCACGTTCCTTTTCGGGCAAGGATCGCGCATCAGCGAAACGCTGTCTATCGACGGCCGAGACGACATCAGCCTAGATCACCGCTACGCCATCCTGCGCGACACGAAGAGCGGCAAGGAGCGCATGGTCAATCTATGCCCGCGCGTCATTGCCGCGTGCTCGACGCTTCCGAACCTTGGCCAGCGAGGCCCGTTGTTCCTTCGATACGACGGCAGGCCGTACGCGAAGAAGGAAGACCGCGGATACCGGTTCGGTTTTTGGAACCGGGCCGTGACTGAGATCGGGCTCGACGCCACGGTCTACACGCCCCACACGGCGAGGCATTCGTGGGCGACCTGGTTCTATAGCCAGACCAAAGACGTGGTTCGCCTCAAGGCTGAGGGCGGTTGGGATTCGTCGGAGTGGGAACGGTACGTCAAGCTTGCGGCGCCCAGCCTTGGAGCGGAGGCCATAAAGCACAGCTTCGACTTCAGGCAGTATCACGATTTCGACGGCCGAAACAAAAAATCCGCAAACAGCTGA